CTTCCCAAGCCTGTGAGGCGGGTTCGACTCCCGTATCTCGCTCAAATACTGATAATCAACCACTTACATCGTTTTTCACTATAAAAACATAATCAAAAATCATCATTTTCACCCACAAAATAGGTACAAAATCGTGCATAATGTACGCCAATGTGAGTAGTTTTGTGAGTAATATGTGAGTAAAATTGAGTTGTGAGTAAAATCTGTGAGTAAGTATGAATAGTATCAAGACATACGTTGAAGGAAAGTCACTGAAGGTTTTCTTCATCATCAGTTATCAGGGAAAGAGATTCCAGGTCTATACCGGCATCACGAGTACCGTCAAGTTCAGCGGGATGATCTTCCCGAAGAGTGTTCCGAACGCAAGAGCCAAGACGGCAATGCTGGCAAGGCTATTTGCGTCCGTGGAAGAATATGTCTATATGAATGGTGAGCTTCCGGTGGCAAGGATGAAGGATGAAATCAAGGCCATCATCAACGGAAGGGCTTCGACGGCAGAGAAGAATATCCTCTACTACATCGATGAGTTCATCAAGACCAAGGCCAAGGATAGCACCAAGGAGATATTTCTAAGAACAAGGAAGAGGATTGAATCCTTCGATGAGCATGCAGACTTCGACAATATAGACAGAGACTGGCTCGAAAGATTCCAGGCGCATGAGATTCTGAAAGGACGCATGAGCGGTGGAATAGCCATCGACCTAAGGAACATACGTACGGTGTTCAACTGGGCCATAGACAACGAGATTACCACCAAATATCCTTTCCGTAAGTTTTCCATCAAGACCGAGCGTCAGCAGTACCTGTATCTGAACGCCGAGGAGATGAGGGAGTATCGTGACTTTCCGGTTGAGCCTTTCATGGAGAAGTACCGTGACTTGTTTATGCTTGGGTTCTATCTGATAGGTATCAACCTGTCCGACCTGCTCGAACTTCCTGCCGACTGCATCAAGAAAGAGCGCATCCAGTACAAGCGCAACAAGACCGGCAGGCTCTACGACATCAAGGTTGAGCCGGAAGCTATGGAAATCATCAGGAAGTATAAGGGAAAGAAGCACCTTCTGTGTATCCTGGATGACGGAACGAAAGAATCAAGCTTCCGAAGAACGCTAGGCGATTACCTGAAGAGAATCGGACCTACTGAGATGAAGAAGAACAAGCGTGGCGCCTTGATCAAGAAGGAAATCAAGCCGCTTCACAAGGATATAATATGGTACACTGCCAGAAGAAGCTGGGCAACCATAGCGGCAAGCATTGATATTCCGAAGGAAGTTATCGGCAAGGCTCTAGGGCATAGCGAGTGGGATAACGATACAACTTCACTCTATATTCAGTTCGACAATAAGAAGATAGACGAGGCGAACCGAAAAGTCATCGACTATCTTAACGGTTAAAGGAAAATCCCCACGCCATCGGCAAATGACGTGGGGCAAACCTATAACCTAATAATTGCTTATGACGAATAATTCAAAATCCTAAAAGAGATTCCCGGCGCCGGGAGTGAGTCCGAACGCCGGGCGGAAGAGTGCTATTTGAATGTGTTAGTGCAAATATACGAACTTTTTCCGACATACGCAAGAAAACTGCTATTTTTTAGCGTAAAATTCATCAAGCTCCTTGTCAAGCTCAACGATTTTTTCGGAAATCTCAGATTCCTCCTTCTCTTCATGATTCATCGCATCAACAAGTTGTATCGATGTTATCTTGCGCTTGCAGTAATTGACCTTGGCGCGTTCGCATTTCCATCTTTCCCGCCACAGCTTCATCAGTAGTGTATAGAAGTTTACGAACTTGCTCTTTTTGTCAATCTCTAGATGGGCTGATTCCAGTTCACTCTCCGCATCCTTCAGCTTCCAGTTAGCTTCAATCAGCTCCTTCTTCAGTTTCTCGTTACAGCGGAGGGTGTAGCAGACTTCGGTAATTAGAAAGGTCATCACAAAGCATTGCGCAAACCCCTTCCAGAATCCAATATAAGCCTCAGCTATTGTGAGGCAATACCCGAAGACAATGCACACGACTAAGATGTCGATGCGGTCGAAAATCATTTTTAATCTTTCTTTCATACGCTACAAATCGTTTTTATAATTATTGGTTACAATCCAGGAGCTCATTACAATATTGAATATCAGCAAGAGAACAATGATAGCCCAGTACTGCCAGTCGGTAAGCTCAATTGTGAGATAGTCAAAATCCTCGAAGTTCTTTCTATGCCATTCCTTTTCTACAATCGGACCGATATACTCGGCGTACTTTTCGAGATTTACAGGATTGCTCATAAACCAGTCTCTACTCTTAACGCCTACGACCGGGCTATCACACCATGAAAATGCGTTGCACCACTTGACATTCTTGTTTTTGTCAATACCGACGCACACGACAAGCTCATTCTTGTTGCCGCCCTGCCAGTATGAGCGCTGCTTTTCAACGATTTCTTCCGGCTTGTTCGTAAAGAACAGGACGAACACCCTAAACTGCTTCCGCTCGCCATAGTATCCGTTCAGCCATCTCATCGCCTTCTCCTGATTTTTCGGGATCTTCAGTCCGAGAACAGGATTCTGGTCATAAAGAACGATATCCGGATACTCGAACAGTCCAAGCTTTCGCGCCTGCTGATAATCTATATCCTCAAACTTGAAAATAGAACGTGAGGCTTTCACTTTATTCTTATAATCGTGCTCGGAAGATAATGTGTACGAGTTTTCAATGGAGCCATCCCACGCCCATTCCTGAGCATCGCCATCCTTAGTGTAGTAATCCCTGTGCATATCAATGAACACGCTTTGTGTTCCAAGAATCTTTCTGACTACATTAAACTCGTTGTCTGTCATGAAGTACTCCTCTTTATTTCTAGCATCGAAATAAGTCCAACGTTCAGGGTGATTGTCTACGTACGAACAATCGTATGTCTCCGTACGTTGATTCTTTCCGCTTCCAACGGTCCTTGTACACGTGCGGTGTATGTACTCATTCCAGGCATCGTAATGACGGATTCTTGTCACGTAGCTTCCGAGATACTCCGTGTCAGCTGCATTAGACTGCTTGAACACGAACTCCATGAGAATGCCTATGAGGATGGATGGAACAATGAGTACTGCGTATTCCCACCAGGTGGTCTGCTTCCTGAAGAAAATCAACAGGAAAGCAGCAACCACGAATGGGATTAGAAATATGAATATTTCCATAAGCCGTTATTTCTTGAACAGGTCTACGTCGTTATCCTCTCCAAGCTGCATGATCATCTTTGTCTTGGATGAGGAGATAACCTTGTATTCGATAGGCTTGGTGTCAGATACGAACCACTTCGCCGGATATGTCTTCACGAGCGTCTCGTGCTCACGGATGATATCGAGCATTCTCTCCTGTGATGTCTGAAACTCGGAGCGCTGAATCTCTATAGACTGCATGAGGTCCTTGTATAGTGAAACGTCGAAGTTAGGATTACTTTCCTTGATCCACTTCATAAGCGAGCCGTCTCCCTTTGAGTATCTGCCCTCGATAAGTTTCGGATAGATGGACTCGAATGCGGACTTGTATTCATCCGTAACCTGTGCCTTCTGCTGAAGAACCTTCCACATCTTGTCGTGAACACCCTCAATCTTGCCACGCTGAGCCTCTGACTGCTGGCGAAGTGAGATTTCCTGGTTGTTGTAATGGAAATAACAACCGATAACTGAACCTGCGGCGAGTACTACTATTGCGAGTACTGATGCCAAAATAATGTTTTTAACACTCATAATGTTTAAAATTTTAAAAAAATATACTTAGTCTTTTATTTTAAAAATATCAATCAACACAAAAGCACCTAGGAATAAGAACCAGAAGCTCTTCTCTCCGTATGCCCTACTGGCGTCAAATCTTACAGTCGGTACTAGGTAATAAGAACCTTTCAGAATATCGCAACTGAAGGATATCATTCTCTTTTTGGTTCTGATTTCCAGACGGCCAGCACTCTTGTTTAGTCTTATTTTCATATACTTAATCTTTTTGGTTTGACAACTTGTTATTGAGCCTGATATAGAAGTCTTCCTCAGACTCTCCGTTCTCCTTGAAGTCGAGATTGTTTTCCTCAACGAAGTCAAGGATAGCCCAGACGCTCTTCCTGCCGAGATTCCTGAGTTTCATAAGCTCTGACCTTCCCCGGAGATTACGAACCAAGTCGCCTACGGTATATACGTCGAAGCCTTTGAGTGCATTCAGAATGCGGACAGAGAAGCCACATTCCTTTATATCCCTAGAAAGGATCAGCGGAGGAAGAACTGCGCTACTGACAGGCTTGTCACCTTTCGCGCGCCGGTATTCGTCGAAGCTTACCTGTAGCGACTTGATTACCTTCTTCAGGCGCTCAACCTCATACTGCAAGGTTCTGTTCGTTGAGAGCTCAGCAATGACAATATTCTCGTTGTAGGTAAGCTTGTTGCAAGTCTTTTCTGCAATCTGCCTGATTCTCGTTGCGGACACGCCGTACTTGATTGACAGTTCGTCATAGGTCATTCCGTTAATGATGTCTTTCAGAAGACTGGACTCACGATAGGTAAGATTCGGTAATACACCAAGATGCGACATTGTGTTGATTACACCGAACAGCATGCCTACAGCGTTTGCAGCCAGTTTACCGTTTGCGGTAGCTCTGTCTCTCAGTTCAGTGAGCTCGACGTTTATTGCGCGCTTGCGATACTCGACTTCCTTGAGCTTCTCGTCAATCATCTTCTCGTTTGCTGCAATCATCTTGTATTTCTGAGCATATTTCTCGATATCCTCGCTGTTGACATACAGGATGCCGTGTTCGCCTACGTAGCTTCCTAGGATGCCTTCCTTGATGTAGTTGCTGATAGTCTGTCTTGATACTCCAAGTATCTCGGCAGCTTTGTTTCTTGTTATTCTTGCCATGTTACTAATGTTTGTAGTATTTAACTAAATGTCATATTCCTGACATTATGAAAGTTTGCAGACAATCTGATCTTGCGCAACCTTGTGACATTCTCTGTAATTGTAATCTTGGACAACATACATGATTGCCGGGCGTCCTTGTGCCATCATTGCTTTATAGCTACCAAACACCTCTATAATCTCACAAGGTATATCTTCATATATAGGACTACCGATTCCGACTTTTACAATATCTCCAACACGAAACTTGGAATTTCTTACTGCGTACTCGGTTGCCAGATCATTCATATCTTCCCGGTATTTGTTACCTAACGCCAATCGACGGCTGGTAAGCTCGTCAAGTGTCATCTTACATTTCTCTACGAGCAAGCCGTCAGGGGACTTTATTCCTATCTGTCTTGTATCATACTTCATAATCTCTACAATTTATGATATTAATATTTTTTTTTAAAAAAAAAGTTATATGAAACAGGCAATAGACCTCTGAGAGAGTGGTTCTCCCCCTTACCCCCATCAGTCATTGAAACGATGAGAGCTTGGTAGGAATATTCCACTCGAAGTTACATGAACCCAGTATAATGAGCCCCTTCGGTCGGATCGGTTGCCAAATCGTACAGCACCTAATCTAAGCAGCTTTCTAGGTACGCCTAGCCCTGCCCGCCTTCTGCCTTCAGTTCCTGCGGTGTCACCATGCACCTCTTGTGACGTGGGTTTAAAGTCTGTGTAGACGAGTGTATTTAGCCGACAATCCACCAAGACTACCTGTTTAATCAAACAAAGGAATAGGAAAAGCGAAAACCCTATCCTTTGTTCGTGTAACGCTCCGAACTCTGGATAGGGTTGTATAGGGAAGTGAATATTCACTTAATTATACTCATATGTCCGCTGTTTAGTGCGTTACTCCTAACAAGCACTGCAAAGATACTACGATTTTCTATTCTGTGCAATAGTTCCGTTTATACCATAAACCGAACTTATTAAAGTAAAAAGCGAGGACAAATGTTTCAAAGATACTGGTATAGCTAAAGGTTTCAAGCGAAGTAAAAACAGCTAATTGCAACATTCATTAAAGTACAGAATATTTACAATTAACGTAGTTTAAGAAAAAAGTGTAATTTTCGTTGCTTTTTCGGTGGTTATCTTAATAAAATAGCCGCCTATCTGTGAAGTGATAAGCGGCTATTTGTATGAGAACCTGCGATTACAGATGCCCTATATCCTCCTTGGATATCCAGGTCCCGTGACTTGGCTGTTTGTCAAGGGTACAACCGGTAAGGTCCTTCACCCCAAGATCCTTGCACAGGTCCTCGTCATGAAAGTCAGCGTAGCACCACCACTTTGTCTCTTTGGTGGCGGTATCCTGCAATTCTAGCACGACATGAGGATAAAAATGATGTTCTGTACTTATGACTTTGTACATATTAGTTAAATTCGTTAATTGTTGTTGAATAAATATTGTTTTCTGAAATATATCCACTATCTTTGCACATGTCTTCGGAAGACTTTAATCGAACCTTTATGGAATAGTAATAAAAATAAACTTCCGTTGACGGTCAATTCTTCGGAATTGTGGATTTAAACGCTCATAAAGAGCAAATTTCTACTATCGTAGATGTCAGACTGTAATGGTCTGTGGTAGCCCCGGCTTCGGTCGGGGCTTTTTCGTTCTACTGCATCCGTAGAGATTCACTTTAATTGCTTTTTGAGCAAATTAAATATCATGTTTTCCTCTGCTTCGTCGAGGTTATAACAGGCGTGAGGGAGGATGGTGGTTTTCTTGTTATCTCGATGCAAATAGATAATATTCGCATTCTCGTGCCATGGACGTGATTTATAGCATCGCTTCACCATCTCCGAGAACGACGTGTTCTCATTTCTTGCGAAGCTGGAATCCCAGGCGTTCATGAGTGCAACGACCTGCTTCCAACTTAATTCGTTTAAGTCGATATTTCCATTTTCCTTCACCGTCTTTTCTAATATATTCTCCATATTCTTTTCGCTTCACCGTGATGCGATAGGGCTTAGATGTTATTACTCTTTATCTAAATTAAGCTGGTCTTTCAAAGCATCATTGAGCGTCCAATCTGCTTTTTCGTACACGGCTTCACCTGCGCCTGAGTTAAAATCAATATAATAAAAACTGCTATCTTCGCTTACAGTAACATTATATCCCTCGTATTCAATTTGCTTCTCCGTCATAGGGATAAAACGAACACATTTCTTCTTTAGATAGTTTTCTACTTCGTTTTCAAATTTATCATCTACATAGATAAAGTTCTCTCCATTCTTCTCAGAGAATGTAGCTTGCGGAATATCTGCCATGAACTCTTTTTGAAATACTTCTGTATCAACGATATTGTTGATGATATTAAATTTCTTCATATTGTCTGCGCTTAACCGTAATGCGCCTAGGGCTGAATGGTTATTATTTTACTTCATTTTCGTCTCCAATAGCATCCGTGAGTCTATCGACAAGGAAGATGCAAGCTTCAGACAGGCTGTTCGCACTTTGGCGGAGCAGCATCATTTCTGCGACAGCGCAAGCGTCTTGCTTTCCATCGTTCTTTGGGTATGCCAAGTCAAGCATATCAATGCTATGATTACTAACCAGGTCATTGATCAGCTCATAGACATTCTCTACCTTATTCCTGGCTGTAACTAAATTCTCTGTTGTCATATTCTTATCGCTTGACCGTGTTGCGTAGGGCTTAAATTATTACTCGTCAATAATATCACATCCATTGATGTTTATGTATTCAAAAACGCCTTTATTCTTGCGTTCCTCGTTCCACTTTGCAACTTCTAACTTTGTGACAGAATCACGACCAATGAGTTTCGCTGCATACTTTAATGCCTCGTTTTTATTCTTAAACTCTTCTCTGTGATATTCTCCATCTACATACGAATTCAATACAGAGCGACAGTTGAAGTATTTGCCTTCTGCGTCGTTTGTAGCATAGACCTCACACATTTCCTCTTCCACTATGAAATACACCTTCATACCGTCATAGTGTTTTTCGAGGAGCTTATTGAAGTCCGTTGCTCCCCATGCCTCCTCTGCACAAATTTTTAATAGGCCGTCTGACAACTCGCATGTATGGATAAATCCGCGAATGTAGTTGTCACCGATTTCTTCGCCAAGAGCCAGGATGATATTTCCTTCCCAGTTCTCAGACGCTCCTTCCTCCATTACAGGACGTTCTTTATTCATAAACGCCTTGCAAAGGTTGTTCAACTCCTGAAGGTCCTTCTGGTTGCCTTCAATATGATAGCTTGTTGATGCCCAATTTGCCATAATTCTTATTTTTTAAAAGTTAATAATTGCAGGAGCCGAAGCTCCCTATTTTTGGCTAATCGGGGCCGTTTTAAAAAATCCCCTCCTACCCTCACGGGCAAGAGAGGACACTCATTTAAACAATCTAGCTATGAAAAACTAGAAATATCTTATTTTCCGCACTTAACAACTTCGAAAACACGATGCTCTCTGTCGGCGGAAAGTCTATTACCTTCTTCATCGCATATGTGGCCATCTTCGTTGACCCATAGCTTCTGGTTGAACATTTCTTCGCACATTCCCAGGATCTTAAGATATTCCTGTGCCTCGAAGATGACGTTCTTGCCATCACGCTCTGCCATCTTGAAGTTCTCGATAAGATCTGGATTCAGGTCAGGTGCAGTGATATCGTACTCATCCATTTCATCGTGATAGTGGATGTTGAGAATCTCCAACTCTTCCACCATTGCGGAGTTCGTACCAATCTCGCCAGTCAGAGCCTTCATAACGGTCTCCTTTTCTAGCTTTTCGTACTTCTTCCGACACTCATTGATGAGCTTATTCAACTCTTCTTCTGTATAATCTTCTACCATATTCAAAATTTTAATTGGTTAAACAATTGCAGGAGATGGCTGGCAACCACCTCCAGTTTTAGCTTAATCCTCATCTAGACCGTTATCGAGGTCTTCTTCATAGACGCCGAACAATCTCAGTGTATTGCTGTCAATCTCGGTCTTACCGACAATGTAGCGCTGTGTCATCTGTATATTAGGCATACCGTTACTTGTATGTCCCATCATGACGGCAATCTGCTCAAGAGGCACTCCCTTCTTTGAGAGATTCGTTGCGAACGAGCGTCTGCCGGTATGGGATGATACGAACCGATACTTCTTTCCAGTCTCTTCCTTTCCAGCTTTGAAAACCTTTGTATTCGTATCTATTCCGCAGTCACGACAGATATCGCGGAGTGCTCTATTGAACGTCCTTTCACCAATCTCACCCGGAAGAGGCTCGTCACCAGTACCGCATACGAGGAACTTACGGAGTTTCTTGTGAAGTGGAACCCTTACCTCGGTCTTTGTCTTCTGAGTAACATAGACGAGGAAGTGTCCGGTATCATCTATGTTCTCTTCCGTCATTCTCTGGCAGTCGCTGTAACGTGCGCCACAGAGACATTCCATAATAAACATTCTCTGAACATATCTTTTTGTTTTCCCGTGAGGGTTGTACTTTATGATTCTGTTTATCTCCTCATCAGAGAGATATACAGACTGGACCGGTACAGCCTTCGCTCTAAGTATTCTGCCGAACGTAGGACTAGGAATTTCCCTGGTAGCATCGTTCTCACGTATCACAGCCTTGATGGTTGCACATACGGTTCTTGCCGAGTTAGGAGCGTAGTTCTCTTGGATCTTCTCAAAGAGGTCGCGAAGGTTGTCGTCCGTGATGTCTTCCCATAATGGCTTATGTCCAAGCATCTCTTCGAACATCCTTACAACCTTAATAAGCTTCGGATATTTCCAGATGTATGCGCCATAAAACGTGTCATGCCTCCAGGCGTTGCTGTGATAATTGGCGAACCAACCCTGCTTGATGGCAGTCTTGTACTTCTGCTGCTGTGTGTAGCTCAGAAGTCTCTCCCAATCTCTTGTCTTGATTCTTATTTCTTCTGTCATAATTCTATAATTTTGGTTACTAGTGGCAAAGATACGAAAAGTTTATAATATAAACCATCGTCTTTGCCGTTTTTAACGCTAATTTAACCTTCCGAAGCAGTCTGCTTCTCGACCGATACGAGTTCTATCGTATCTTCATTCCAGTCATTCCATACCTCTGCATAGTCATCTGCCTTATCTTTGGCATCTCTTTCTGATTCTGCAAGGAATACATAAGGCTCATCCATGTCGGCCGTAGTTCCGTCTTCATAGAGGAATCTGTACTTTGCCACATAAGTGCTGACGTATCCACTCAGTTCGTTATTCAGCCCGGTCGCAATATCAGCGAGTAGCTCGACCGATACGCTATCATCCAATGCACCTACCTTGTGAGGTTCTTTATAATAGCCGGCACCGACACTTATGGTGAAAACCGGGATGTCGGTATCACCACTACCTACCTCTACAATATCTACAAGACTGCTATTGTTGACAACTACAGGCCAGCCAAGTTCTTTCTTCTGCACATTGTGCTCTCTCATTATCTCACGGATGGTGCATGCAAGTTCCATCTTTGCTGTTGAACGCAACTCATCAATCTTGTCTTTCAATACTTTTCTATCCATAATCTTAATATTTTGGTTTAACTTGATGCCCGCCATTCCTGGCAGGCTTGTTTGGCTTAGTCTTTTCTTTCGATATCAAGGCCCGTAAGCACGCCTTTCATATAGGCTAATGCCTCTTCCTTGCATTCCGATAGAAACTTCTGGCAGCCATCAATGATAACGCCGTACTTGCCGCTCGGATAATTCTGTAGAGAGCACGAGTGGTAATGCTTTCCGGATTTCTCCTCGATTTCTCCTGCGAGTCGCTTCCCTTCGTCGGTCTCATTTGGACGATTTTCCGGGTACTCATCGTAAAAATACTCGTGCCATAAATCTAGAAGCATATCCTTGCAATCCTCCATATCTTGCAAAATATCCGATAATTTGTATGGCGCGCCGTTAGCACCATGTCCATCCTCGCCAATCCATTTACTGGCTTCCTCGTCAGGATCGAAGTCGCTATAATATTGATACAACTTATCCATGAAGTCAGACTTATTGCCATTCTCGAACCAAATTGTGGCGATGAAATCTTGGCCTTGTGTGGAATACTTCTCTAACTCGACGCAAACCTCACCTCTTTCGTTAGGTGTATCGTCAACATTATAACTCCATCCTAAATTCTCTGCTAATTTCAAAAAATCATTCATATTTTTAATTTTAATTGGTTAATACTAGGAGCGTGAAACTATAATGTTCCACGCCTTGTTCGGTTTTACACCGGCAGAGACACGATGTATTCCTTCTTCTTCTTTCGTGTTCTGCTCTTCACAGTGAATCCACAAAAATCTCTCAGCCACCCGGCAGCATTGCCAATGAAAGGCTCGTTCACCATAAGAATAGGACGGAGCATTCCGTTCTTCCTCATGAACTGATAGTCAATGAAGTCGAACGGGTCATCCGGGTCCTCGCTCTTCTTCTCCCATATGCTGACATCGAGATAGTCGATGAAGTCTCCCTCTGGCGGGTTATCCATCTCAATGAATCTCTTCGGCGTAAGGAGAATCGTATCCTTAGGCTCGTGGGTCATAAAGAAATTCTCTATAACCTCGTTGAACTTGTTCATGTCCATCTGTTTCTGGACAATGCCCTTTCTCTTCATGATGTCGGAAGCTTTGAGCATTCTTGTACCTCTTCTTGCTGTTGCCATAATTCAAAATTTTAATTGGTTAAACATAGTACCCCGTCATTACTGACGAGGATTTTGGCTAGTGTGCAAGGAATCCTACCGCCTGACCCTTGCCGATGGACCAGCATAGTCTGTCTTCCTTCAGGCACTCTGTGCAGTTTCCGGTACACAGACGTGTCCCTTCCGGTGCTGATGTACCGCTCTCGAAGATAGGATGCGCCTCCGGGAATCCGTGGCGGTTATCCATCTTGAGACCAAGCCACCCGCTGAATAGGATGTGCATGTTCTCAGGAATGACGTTGCCCTCATCGAGATACTCGTTACACACATCGAACATCTTCGTGAACGCCAGGAACTTGGTATCCTTATGCTTGCGAGCAATCTCGCACATCTTATCAAGATACCATTTGTCCTGTATGTCGCCGCCGATGTGGAATCGGAATGCACGAGGGAATCGGTAGTCGAGATACCCATCAATTTCCTTGAAGTATCGCTCGGGATCCTCATGGTAGATTGCAGAATTGATAGCTCTCGTCTTGATGACCTCCTTGTAAATCATGTCATTGCGGAGGTCGTAGCAGCTCTTTGCACAGATTGCGCAGTTACCGCAATCCATTACAGGGATAAGCGATACGGATGGGATTGCCCCCAATTTGTTGTTACCATCACTGATTTTGACATGCAAGTCGCTGACGTTCTCTACTGCGTTCTCATAAGCTGCCTGTGCCTTTGACAGACGAGTCTTCATTCCTTCCTTACCTAATGTCCAGTAATTTCTACTCATAATTCTAATTTGATTGGTTAAACTTTGCGAACAAAAACCGGCGTGTCTCACGACAGACCGGCTTTGAACCATTTAAACAAAATTTAGTTATGATATGAGTAGTCAGCCGCTGCTAACGACTGACCTTTTGGCTAATTTTTCGGTACATTCCAGTGGAATGAAATCGTAGCTTCATCTTCGTAGATGGAGAACGATATTAGTAGTTTTGCGTCTCCCTCACGCTCGTCATCTATGTACTGCTTGTACGCCGGAACCATGTAGGTCGTTAGGTGACATTCGTCTTCAGTCAAGTTTTTTATGACTGCATTTCCGAAATCATCAAGCTTGTCCGTGCTTCTGTAGGGCTGCGGGATGCATTTCAGCTCGACAACATTGTTCTTGACGGTGGCCATTACCGGAACACCGGCAATGAATCCTAGATACGTATTACCTGAGAATGCGTAGCTTCCGTCGTCGAACATATTCTCTTCCCACCAGTCCAGCATGACATTCTTGTTGTCAAGGGGTGCTGGAGTAAGCTTGTCTACATAGATTATCTTCTTTATTTCCTTCATAATTCTTTATTTTTTTTGGTTAAACATTGAATCGGTTACCGAATCAGTAACCGACTTTTGGCTAGAATGGTCCCCGGCTGGCGCCTTACTCTATAAGTTCGATCTAGAGAGCTTTAGCTCGAAGGATTACCTCCAGTAGTGACTGGAGGAGATCCTTCGTTGAAGAAGCTCTTGTGAATTGCTTGCCGGGCCACCATTCTTCAGGCGGCGAACCTTACGTCTTACTGATGATTACTTGTTCTCGCTCTTGGCTTTCTTCCATTCAAGAATCTTGCCCTGGACGCTGATATTATTGTCCTTGATAAGCTGCTTTAGTACACCGAGCATCTTCCAACCCTCTTCTTCGTAGAGCTTGGCTTTAGACTCAAGTTCCTTCAGAGAATTGGCCTCTGACATCTTTCGTCCTTTTTTCATGAATCTTGCTCCATGGAACATGATGAGGTTTCTCATCGTGTAGTAGGAACCAGAACCCTTGTAAGCATGAATGAATGCATCTGCCTGCTTGGTGTCCCATGCGAGATGCTTGCGCTTCTTATTGAACTCACGAACGGTATCGTAGAGCTCCTTGTAGGTGTAGGTCGGAACAGCACCCATCTTGTTGGCAAGGTCACGGAGAGGATTGTATACCTTTCTATCCAAGTCAGCGACGAAGATGTTTTCGTTTTGAAGACGGATATAAGGATTACCCTTGCAGGTGTGCTTATATGTCTTCTTCTCGTTTCCATCCTTGTCTTTCTTGGAAGTGTAGATGCACTTGTCGTCAATGTAGCTGCGAAGCTTGTTAATATAGTCAATAGCCATATCGTGTGCTACGCAGCCGTTGAACCAGCGATTTCTCGCCTTGGTGTTCTCGTAGTCCTTGTGGTCACACATCTTCATCTGAGCATACAGCTCGTTCTCCAACATGCGCCACTGATACTCGTAGCCTTTCTTCTGCAACACCTCGTTGAATGACTTGCCGTCCTTCTCCATGTCTCGCAACATGTGAAACATCTGGCTCATCACCCAACGGCGGAACAGCTTCCAGTTACTTACGTATCCACCCTCGACAATCTGCTTGCCTACCGCATCGATGGTCGCATCGTCCATGTCTACAGGAACTGCTGCGCCATTTTCGATCTTGATAAGCTGGTCGTCACCGAGAGGGAAATATTTACTAGTATCAACGCCTGCTGCCTTAAGAGCTTCGAGACGCATCTGCGCCTTGGTCTTCTTGGTAGCTGTACTTCTTGGATTTATCTATGCGACCTCCTTTAAATACGCTGTAAACGTCTGCTTTCATGATGATGTCTGTAAGCTCTTTAATCTCATTCTTTGTCATACTCTTAATATTTTGGTTATTGGTAGGGAGATTACTCTCCCCGTTTGGCTAGTCGATGTGCTGATAAACATCTCCTCCCTGCTCTTTTTCGTTGTCAGCATATAACTCCTGATTAGAATCAAGCTCTATTTCTTCGTTTACAAAATTGCTGGAATCTAGAACGATGACAGAATCATTGTAGGCTGTTTGTACTTGTTCAAGCGCCTCTTTCTCGCTCTCGGCATCAACACTCACTACCTTGTTTAAAGTCTCTGTGACTGATACATAATATCTCTTCATAATCTTTAATAATTTGGTTAATAATGTCAGAGGGATTGCTCCCTCCGTTTTTAGGCTAATGTGTTCAATACTCTGTGTGCGTTGTATGCGACCGGATTCTGATACTTCATCTCCGCATAGATTCTACGCTCACAAATCTCGATACATCTCTCGTGTGCAATGTTCTCGGACAAGGCATCGAATTCAAGATGGGTGCTGCCTGATGATGGCTTGCCCATACAATACTTGTGCTCGTCACGATAGCACACGATTCTTCTGTTCACTCTGTAGATAGTTCTACTTCCCTTCTGTGAAATTGTAATCTTTCCCATAATTCTATTTAATTGGTTAATGGAAGAGGAGCATGCAAGCTCCCCTTGTTAGGTATGTTTTAAAGTCTTGCCCATGAGTATATCTTCGCTCTTCTTTTCTCTTCTTTCAGCTGAGAGAGGAGATATTTTTTCTCTTCTCCCGAGAAATTCTTGCGGATATACTGCTCACACTGCTTCTTCTTCCAGAAATGAACCGAATCTGAAGCGTCTGGCGTTATTGAAACCCACATCATGCCGCCTACTACAGGAACAAGTCCTGCGTAGATAATTCCTTTTCTAAATTCCATAATCTAATCATTTAAATGGTTTAACATCGAATACCCCCATGCTAGGGGATACTTTTAGGCTTCCTCATAATCCTCCTCCATAATGGAGTGAACCTCTTCAAGGTAATTACCGAAATTGTACGTGATGTTGTACGTGCCGAACGCCTTGAAATACCATTCCTCTAGATACTCTCTGTCCTTGCTAGCCTGCTCGCTGCCTTCTGCGGCATCAAGTCTGGCTACCATGGCAGGATACAAATCGTAGTAATCGTCGCCATCGTAGTCTGATGCCCGCCAAACACCTGTTCTGTGCTTAGGGTAGTCCTCGTACAGATTGGCGAAATTGCCATCCATATGCTGAGAATCCTTATGGAGATATTTCTTCATCTCCTTGTTTGCCTCTAGAGTAAACTCCCACGCAAGAGACTGGATATTCTTTCCGTATAAATCGGCAATGTATTCTTCTAAATCATCTGCGTCATCGAAATTCTCAAGACACTCACGATATAGGCTCTCGATTACCTTGGCGAAGCTTTCAACACCGATATAATCGGCTACTTTCTCGATAACCTCACCCTTGCTGTTCATAACATATTCCCAAATATTCTTTTCCATAATTCATCTGTTTAATGGTTCATAATGGTTCCCCACGATGATGTGGGGAGTTTTAGCCACATATGGCAATGTCGCCATAATTTCTGTAGAAATGCTTGTATGCCTCAAGACCACTGGCAGCTTTCAAGTCTGTGACCTCTAGCTTACCGGTATCCTTGCGTACCTCTGCAATAGAGTATGTATTGTCGTGCGTCCACTTGATGAGGTCCACACGCCTAACAGGATTCTCTACTGACTCAACGATTTTACACTTCAGTAAATCGTCATTCAGGATTTTCTCTAAATCACTCATAATTCTGTAATCTTTGGTTAATAGAAATCCCCACCCGTGAGAGTGAGGATTGGTTGGCTAATCGAACTCACTTTCGTCCTGATCGTACCACCAGTCCTGGAATCGGTTCGCAACCTCTTCCAGTGCATACTTTGCAAATGTGTCGTAGATGTATCTGCTCTCGCCCTCGTTAAAAGGAGCATACAGAGCCTTGCCGATAGCATCATAGGTGACAGATTTGTCGTCCTTGAAATTCCCGAAGCCCTTAATCATCGTGATAAGGTCTTCACCCAAATCATCGGCAAGCTCGTGCATATTCTCCATGATAGCACTCTTGTTTTCGTTCCAGAACTTGCTTGTCTGATAAGGATAACAGAATCCAGTGTACCCGTCATTTGCATTTCTGCAACTATCGAGCGTATTGAGCAGTGTGTCTTCATTAATACCGCCAAGCTGCTCTACTACGGCATATGCCATCTTTACGAATGATGGATTATCATTTTCATTGATAAACGCATCCCATACTTTCTGTATATTCATATTTCTGTATTTTGGTTGATAATAGAAACGAGCAAGCGCACCATACGCTTACCCGTAATTTTAGCCGAAAACCCAGATAGCCGTAGTTCTTGCGCAGACAGCATACAGCTGACCGCTCTCGCCACGAAGCAACATTCCGTTGCATCCGTATATTCCAGAAGAGTAGCCTACTTGGCTATATCTTTCAGGGATATCGTTACGACTTGAGCTGTCTGTTATATCCTTGGCAGCTCCTACTCTAACGAGTCTTTTCAACTCTTTCTGTGTCATTTTCTCCATAATTCTTTAATTTTGATGGTTTAACATGGTTTCTGTGCAGATAGACTGCACAGAATGTTTGGCTAGAACTTGCGAGGTCGCATGTACGCCTGCTCAATCTCCTGAGCCTTCTTGTCTGCACGTGCTACGCGTCTGAAATACTCGCTCTTGTCGAGGTTCTTGCGTCTGCACTCCTCGCTGATAACTGCCTTGTGACTCGCTACGAGCCTGGCAAGGAACTTTCTGTCTCCGTCTGTCATAATTCTAATTTTGATTTGGTTAAAAATTGGAGGCGTAGCAAATAACTACGCCGGGTCTGGTCTAAAGCTGTACGTTTGAAGCCACTCACAATTTAAGGCACTGTGGAAATCCCTTGCGGCTCTCTCTCCCCATCCTCGTGGTTTGTACGCGTCTTCTTTCAAATACTTCTCTACAAGCTTCTCTAGCTGAGTCTTTTCTTCTGTTGTCATAATATATTCTGTTTTGGTTAATAGCAGGCAGCACATTATCGTACTGCCCAGTTCTGGCTCAGAGATTATACCTTTGGCTTTCTGAAGCACACAGAATCGTAGGACCGGTGAGGATGGAGAACGCACAGGGGTCGAAACCCTCGATTTTCTTCATGCTCTCGATTTTCTTCTGTATCTCTGCTCGTATGGATGACAGACTCAATCTGCCGTCGATAGGCATGACAGAATCCATGCCCACCATTTCCACTACGCTCACCTCATCTGTAAATCTCATGTTCACAAGGTCAAACTTGTTAATCTTGTGATAGAATTGTACCCATTTGCTCATAATTCTACATTTTTGGTTTATAGGAGAGGGAGATAAAGCTCCCTCAATTTTCAGGCTATGTACTTCTTGACGAACTCTTTAAGCTCGTTGAGCCGCTCGTCAATCTCCTCTTTGCTGCATACGCAGATGAAACGTGCAGAACAAGTACCCGTTATTTCTCCCATGTCATTCATGACACAGGCAAAAGAACTTATATACCCTTCGCCGTATCTCTTGCTAACGCTGACATCAAGACTGAGCCTTGATTTTTTTTTCAATACTTCTCTCTGAATTTCATGCAACTTAGGCAAAATCGTAGACTTAATGTACTCTTCGTTCTTCTTGTATTCTTCATCTATCATAATCTATAATTTTTGGTGAATAATTGTATGCGTGACTGTTGCCACGCAAAAATTTAGGCTGAATGCTCCTTGATGAAGTCGGTGAGTCTCTTGTACTCAGACTCCAGCTTTTCTCTGTCAAGCACGCAGGAGAGATGCAGGTGAAGGTATTTGTTGACCTTACCATACATGATGGTGTAGGCATGGCAGACTATGTATTTGCCTTCAGGATCTACGTCTATCTCCAGCCCAACCTTACCATTGCCGAATATGTCACGCTGAATCTCCTGCAATCTAGGCAGAATCTTGTCGCGCAGATATTCTCTACTCTTCACTTCCCATTTGGGTTCTTCTAATTTCTTCATAATCTTAAAATATTGGTAAATAGTATGCGTGACAACCGCCACGCACATTTCAGCTCATGCACAGCACCGCTATCTCAGAGAAACTCTTGGAGATAGCCTCCTTGCTACGGAAATCCCTGTAGCCCTTGGTATTGTTGCTATGCCACTGGCGCGCTGCAATCTTGATCTTCTCCATCTCATGCATAAGCGCACGCTCAAAATTCTTCTGTGATTTTCTGTCTAACATAATTCAATTTGTTTAATGGTTTTACATAGTATGCCCAGGAAAATGCCTGAGCACATTTTTGACTACTTTCTGAGACCTACGAACGTTGTAGCTCCATCTGGCGTGTGCCAGCCGTTAAGCTCTGAAATCTCATTTGCCTGGCTGATAACCGTCTTTCTCAGCATCACGTTCGCTCTATGGCAGTTCACGCTGTCAACGGATACGGCTACAAGTGCAAGACACACGATAACAAACACTGCGATAAAAATTCTCTGTTTCATAATTCTGTAATTTAATTGGTAATATTATCGTACTGCCTGGATTTCTCCAAGCAGAATTTAGCCAAATGTTTCCAAGCACAATTTTCGTACTTTCTAGATTCCTCACACTCCAGGCAGGATGAAATTCTCCAAGCGGAGTGTAGATCGCCACAGCTCGCGGAAATACCACTTGCCCTTTTTCGTACTGCTCCAAATATACACAAGCAGAATTCCGTAAAGAATTCCAAGCACATTCAGGAGAATTATCGTACTTGCCAAGCAAATGAATGCCGGCGCACTCTGAATAAATCCAAGCACAATTATCGTACTTGAATAAATGATGTTTCTTGCTTTCATATCTATATTTTATTGGTAATTGTTCCGTAGCCACACACGACAATTATCGTACTGGCTACAGATTTTTAGGCTCACGCCACGCAGAATAATGTAAGCACACCATTATTTAGCGACCCGAATTCTACGTGACTCAAAATCTCCTGAGCATCTGCAATGATACTCTCAACCTCGCACATATCGAGGCATTTAATTCTCAGCGTACTCATAATTCTAATATTTTTGGTTATTCGTTCCCTACAAGCGTAGGGAGATTAGGCTACAGAATTTTGCTCAGCATTTCTGCCATGGGATATTTCTTCTCGATGATAACGCCCAGAATTATTGCCAGGGAGCTAACAGCCGGTAAGATAAACCACATGTACTTGTCGCAAAACTCATTGATTCTCTGTTTCATAATTCTAATTTTTAAATGGTTGATAATTGTAGAGCGGAGATTTCTCCCCGCCCCGTTAGCCAGGACGTGCATCTTTGCACCACGTTTTATCTTTATCGTCTTAACTACGTGGCTCACACCCTACAGATTTTATGCTTCTGCCAGCAGCTTGTTTATTTCTGAGGAGATAAATCTCGCACGGATGACAAGCAACCGATTTCAGAAAGTGCGTTTTATATTCGCTAGCCCACACTTTAAAAACTATGAGCGAATATGATGTGCAGGAAAATCCATGCAACGGAAACCACTCCACGTGCCATCCAACACGCAGCTTTTCAGGATATCTCGTATCCCTTAACCCGCAGCCAACGGGATAGAATATGAATTATGATTTCTTTCTAAAACTCTCATCTCGCTAGATGATACAAATCCCCTAGCCGTCGTGCCGTCTCATCTCATTCGACGCTCACGCCAGGAATTTTTGCGTATCTCTCGGATGGATGTCTCTGAGTAACACGTTACTCTCTCCCATCTCGGTGTGCCTCTCGCACTCTCGATTTACTGAGATACTTCTCTTGAATTTTGGCAATTAGTCCCCTGAGGGAGAATAAATTCTCTCTCTGAGTTAAGCCCACACACCACGACAAGGTTTACCAAATTGTGTGGGAAAAATAAGGACACGACGACCCGCTCCAAGTTGAAAAACCTGGAGTAAAATTTCCCACTGGCTACCTATCAAATAGCCAGTAGGAAAAACCAGATAGCTAGATTTCTCTAGCTACCTTGTTTGTGTTGCTTACTTTTGCGCTGCTGCAAGTTTGGCTTGCAGTTCTGCAATTTGCTTTTGTAGGTCTGTTATGCTTTCGCTCTTTTTCTTTGCTACCTTTGCACCACTTGCAAATGCTTGGTGCAAAGAGCACAATTTAGAGCCAAGACGCTGCAAACTATCTATAATACTAGTTTGCGTATCTTTGCCGTTATCATCAAACCACTTAAAAAAATTAGGTAGTTTGTGTTTGCGTGAAAACTCGCTAACAGCAGAACGAACACATTCTGTTTGCAAATTGCAGTAACTTTCGTCTGAAAGTACATAATTTGTAGCTAGCTTGTTGTACTTAGCACGTGCAATCTCTAGTTCTTTCTTTGCGCTTACAACTTCGCTATCTTTGCACTCGCTTAATAGCTTTTTGCGGTAACTATTAAGCACTTCTAGACTCTGCGCTAAAACTGCGCTACCTTTGCACTCGCTTACATAGCTTGCAACCTTAGTACTTACATGCTCGTATCCTTGAGCACCTTTCATTTCTAAATCTTTCATATCTAAATCTGTTTGAGTTACAAGGAAAACCCCTTGTTACCTACATAACTGCAAACCACGTGCCAAGCAACCAGTAAAAAATTGAGTATTTATGCATTTAACCTTTTGTAAGTGCTTGATTTATAGATAGTTAGCTATTTGTAATAATTACAGCATTTGTCAGTAGTTGTTAAGGTTTGAATAATTTAACGTTTTCGACAACGTGGCAGACTTGTAACTATCTAATAATCAAGCATTTATGAAGCTATAGTGGCAGTAATTGTTAAATAATTAACTTAAGAAACATTAATCTTTACAAATTACTAACTAATTGATTTACAGGTAGTTACACCCGACAAAGTGGCAGTTTATGTTAAGGGATTTAACTACTCATGTAATAACCTTTTACCAATTTCGTTAAAATGTATTTAATAAGTTAAACATGAATATTTATACATGTATAAATATGGTAAATATATTTTGGTCAAGTATATTGTAAAAAGTTTTGATGTTTCACGGATTAGCAATAATGCATAATTATGCAAGAAAATGAATATAAACAATATTATAAAGTGTTGATTATTAAGTGGTTACATAAATTTTTTATAAATATAAACCGACAATTTGAAATAATTACAAAAATAATGTTTCACGATGGTTTACACTATATAAACCGACACAAAATGTAAATATTTAAGAGGAAACACCCCCACACCCCCTTTGTAGCTATAAATCAGCGCGGTAGTCACCTCATCTAAAAATTTTTTCTTCCGATTTTTAAGCCTTTTTGTAAAGTTTAATTACTTTTCTCCATAAAGGATAATTATGCATATTCATTCATCCGTTATTTATTAACATTTGATAGCATAAACTCTTACTTTGCAGACCAAACCATTAATGTATACCTATCCTTCATTTAATGTATACCTAAAATGTATATTTATACCCTTTATTTACTAGGGTTTTACTGGATATTCAGGATATTATCTGTATCTTTGTGTTATCGATATTTTATAGACGACATGTTGTAAGGACGACCTGACACGTGTTATCCTTCAGAAAGCCCCTGTTTATCGGGGTTTATCCTACACAATAACGAAAAATTAATATTATTATTGTACATAAATGGAAAATGGTATTGCTATAGACACATTGCACGCTCAGCTGCTTGACCTTTCGAGGCATGACGAGTACGGCTTCGAAGAGCTCCGCTGTCAGGACTGGGGTAAGGCGAACTCTGAGAAGTACAACAAGCTGAAGTCTAATTTCATCAGGTCAATGAGACGTCTTGCGAAGAAGGCTCCGGTGAAGTACTACAACGGTGCTTACTACATGTTCAACGGCAAGATATATGAAGCTGTTCCGAAGATAGTTTTGGAACAGGCTTACCAGCTGTTGCTCCTTGACCTGGCCATGGCTCCAATGCTCGGCATCAGTACGGTGATGAACAAGTCATTCATGGAGGTGATAGAGTGCTACAACATACTGAGACCTACCTTCGACATCGTTGCATTCGCCAACGGAGTTGTTGACTTCGGCAGCGGTCTGAAGTATCCGAACGTGATGCCGTTCTCTCCCGAGTACCATGTCACATACTACCACCCATACGACTACAATCCGAAGGCGAAGTGCGACAGGTGGATGAACTTCATCAAGGAGGTCCTCCCAGACAGGACGTCGAGGATGATCCTCCAGATGTTCCTCGGTCTCGGTCTTATACAGAGAGGCACTGCATACAATCCGTACGAGGGGAAGGAATCATCGAAGATTGAGCTCTGTCTTCTCCTTATAGGTACGGGAGCCAACGGAAAGAGTGTCATCTTCGACGTTGCCTGCAACATATTCGGCAAGGACAGGATAAGCAAGATGGACTACGCCGACCTCACTGCCGACGGAGACGAGGGAATGAGGGGAAGGTATCCCATCAGGAACGCCATCTTCAACTGGTCTTCCGATTCCGACCCGAAGAAGTTCGGAAGGAAGAACACCGGAATGTTCAAGAGACTCGTGAGCGGCGAGCCCGTCCCGATGAGAAAGCTCGGCAGAGATATCCTGGAGGGGAACTCAATCCCCTACCTCATCTTCAACCTCAACGAGCTTCCGTTCCCAGACGATGCTTCGCTCGGATTCATCAGGCGCTTGCAGTACGTGAGCTTCGACGTGACCATACCAAAGGAGAGGCAGGACCCGGAGCTGGCGAGCAAGATTATTCGTGAGGAGCTGAGCGGAGTGTTCAACTGGATATTCCGTGGCGCGATGGAGCTGAGGAGCAGGAAGTACAGGTTCCCGGCAGCTGAGGGAAGCAGGAGGCAGCTGCTCATCTCTCTTCTAGGAAGCAATCCTATCTATGCCTGGATAAGGGCGTATGATATGAGATGCAGCCAAGAGGCGAGGGGCGAGATTTCGGAATGCATGCTTGCCAAGGAGATGTACGAGAGGTTCGTCGAGTTCTGCAAGGCCAACGATGTCGAGGAGAAGGATATCCCTACGATTCAGAAGTTCGGGCGTGATATGAGCGACAAGTACGGCTTCTTCAAGAAGAGGTCACAGGGCGGAATGACGTATCAGGTATACGGCGCGCAGATGATTGACCTGAAGCAGGAGCTTCTCATCAACGACGTGAAGAATAAATTGCGTGGTGAGGAGGATATCAAGCAGCCGGAGAGCTTCATTCAGCCTGATGATTAACGGTAATAAAACAGATTTCTATGATAGACAAGGAATATATCAAGGAGATTATCTCCTGTATCACGAAGAAGAAGGCTGACGGGAATATTGTTCCGGCCACTGCTTCGATGAGCGAGATTATGGCTGCTGTTCGCGAGGATGCCATGGAGTGCATGAGGACCATGTGCAACGATAGGGAGGTCGCGGTGAACAGGACGTTGAACAGTGTTTCATTCAAATGTTTGTAGCTTATGGGAGAAGAACTTATGTTTTGTATATCCGATGCCTTTATAGATGGCGACAGAATTCGCGGATCTATTCATAATGTTGTGGACAAAGCGTTCGAGTCTGGTATCAAGATGTCGTCTTGCCGATACAAGGATCACAGCATAACGCTTGACGTGAGCTTTGAGCCGGAAGGTGGTTTTGACAAGATGCTGCTCGAAATCCCCTACGGCGACAGAATCCGAAAAACCATTGAGCGCCTTAATTATGAATGGCTGAAGAAGATGTGGAAGGCTTCCGATGACGATTTTCGAGTATTCTGGTTTGAACAGATACGCAAAAAGTTTGAGGAGTACGAGGATCAAAATTGATTAAGATGGCAGATATGAGAAGACATCACAATCCGAACAAGGTTCCTCCGTTCAAGCCAGACCCTGAGCATTGGACCAGGAAGGTTCATTCATGGAAGGCGAAGGTCGCATACGAGACAGAGGATGATGCTTGGGAGTTTCTGAATCAGATTCCGAGATTGAAGGCACTTGGTTGGCATCCTTACTTATGCAAGGTTTGCTCAAAGTGGCATATTGGTAGATTACATAATAAATAGTTGAGATATGGAGATTAGAGTTAATATTTTAGGAAAGGTCGCTTACAAAGGAAATGAAAGTAGGTCGGATTTCGAAAAAGCCGAACTATATCCATTTGGAGATGGTGTCTATGCGGTAATGGACGGAGAAAATTTTGTTGAGCTAAGAGTTGTATCTGGCAAAAAGCACAGCGAAGAAAAAGGTGATTATTACGAATGCATAGATAGGTGCTGGGCGCACGGGAAAATCTCAAACTCTGTAACCGTTATAGAGCACGAAGAAAGGTTGAAGGATTATATAGACAAGCGTTTCGATGAGCTGCAATCAGCTATCGAAAATACGATGAGTAGTGCAGTATGCTCTATAAAGAGTTCTATTGAGAAGATAGAGAAAGATGGTGTTGGTAGTGGAAAAGGTATCAGCGAAAAGACATTATTGTCTGCTATCGAGATTGTGTCAAAACAAAAATAGTTGAGAATATGAAGAAGAAAGGATATTACGAATACGAAAACGGAATCTACCCTTTGAAACTTTGGGTACACATCGGTAAAGACCTGAAAGAGCTGATAGATTCCTGTTTTGACAAGTGCAAGGCTCCCGATATTGATTACGGCGGCGTTACGTATTCCGATGCAGTCAGAAAGAGCGACAGAAGGCGCGGCGTTCTTGTATCGTTTCCGTGTCAGAAGGTTATGTCGATGAACTATTGCTGCCATGAAGCTTCTCACGTCTGCGATGCCATCGAGGAATATACTGACTTGGAACACGGCGGCGAGCCTTCAGCCTACTTGATGGGTTGGATTGCGTCTTGCATCAACAATGCTCGTTTGGGTATTGGCGATTTCGTTGAACTAAAAGATAAGGAGGAATAGCTTATGAAACCGATTATAGTAATTGAACTTCCTTTGGGAATGGGCATTGATAGAGAAATCACAGAGCCTTATGGCTATGATTTATTCTACGGAGACGAAAATATCGAAGCTCAGTGGGAGAAGCTAGAAGAACTTCGGGAAACTGGTGGCGTTATTGTTGTTCAACCAAGTCATACTAGTGCGGTTCGCGAGATCCTTGATCCTTACATTGGTGAGGATGGATTTATCAAGGAATGTGGTTTACGAAAGGTTCACACAGAAGAACATGGTGATTTCTGTATTATCCTTTATCACAACCCATCAGAGGTTATGACCCTTAGAGCATTTTATTTGAATAGTAAAAAGAAATAGCTTATGATTAGAATAGAAGATATTAAGATAGGGTCTGTCTTGCAGATTACGAAGTGTAATTTGATAAAGATTGCAGGCTCGGTGTTTGCTGATAAAATAGACCCATTAGGCTCTATTGATAGGATTCAACATATCAAAGTTATCGATATAGCTATAACGGATAAAAAATGCGAAATCGTAGCATTCTTTAAACCCGATTTAGCAGCAGTTTGTGTGGATATAGTTGATTTGGCGATGTATTCTATTTTCTCGGATTTTAAAGAAACACCAATCAAAAAAGAATCCGAGAAGAGTGATGCCGACCGCTTCAAGGAAATCACAGACAAGATGAGTGATACCTATAAGCGCAAGAATCACGATTATGGGAATGCTTTTTCCGAAATGTATGATGAGCTTGGTATCAACTACGGCTACGGAAAGATACGAGAGAAAGTGAATCGCATTAAGACATTGAAGGACAATGAGGCGCAAGTTGCTAATGAGCCATTGGAAGATGCTCTTCTTGACTGCGCTAACTATTGTATCTTGACATTGATGGAATATCAAAAACGTAAGGAACATGGAACAGACTGATTACACTTGCAAGGATTGTTTCTTCTTCAAGAATGGCAAGTGTTGCCACCCTACCGAGAAGAAGTTTGCTTCAGGAGAGAATCCATCTTGCACAGATTTCGAGTATAAGGAAATAAAAGTTGAACTTTAAAATATTGTTATCATGGCATTACCATTTGGAAAGACTATCAAGACAAGACACTTCACCGTGCTGAAGTTCAGCAAGAGCTTGTCTAAGAAAGAAGTTGCTTCACTCAGAGAGGATATCCCTGCTGATATCAAGAAGCATTTACAGAGAGGTTCGCTGCCTTTTATCAAGATTGCGAACATTGCCGGCACATGGGGAATCGAGTACTCTATCGGTACATCAATGTACGCTGCACTCGATGAATGTGTTCCTGTGGCCGTAGGAGACCATTATGAGTTCTCCAAGGATGATGGAAACATCATCGAGGCATTTGCCCAGCTTATGTATGCGGATACATCGTTGCCTGGCGATGCAGAATACACGGCAGGTAAGTTGAAACTCCGTGACGAATACATTGCTCGTGAGGCTGCAAGAAGAAACGCTGCTGCCGACGATGGTAAGACTGAAGAGCAGCTTCGCAAGGAGAGCGATGAGGCCGTACAGGAAGTTATCGACCGCGATAAGCACGCCGAGACTCTTCTTGAAATGGCAGAGCAGATTAAGAAGGAAGGAGGCAAGGATGAGCGATAAATTGCTTGAGGTCGTTCAAGACCACACTTCCTTAGTACAGGCGCTCCAGTTCATTTTGGAGGCCGCAGAGACTAAGAAACTGCCTCCATACGGTGTTCTTCCTGTATTCAATGACGACCTTCTTAATGATAGGCTTAAGGGTATACTTGAGTTGGTTACCGGAGAGAAGTATCCTTAATTGACTTCAAAGTTTTCTTCTACTTATATATTTGTTTTAAAAAGCGAGGGGCAGTATCTGTGAAGACACTGCCCCTCTTAGTTAACCAAAATAATTTGAATTATGCTCAGCAGAAAGAATCTGTGAACATTAATTATTTGCAAAGGTACTTGGTTTTGCTGAATTTCTAGTAAAACAAAGTTACTTTAACACGAATTTAACTATTTCTTCTTCTTTTGGAAAGTCGCCTGACCATTTTTGAAGATAATACAGTCCTCGCAGCATCGAGGCATTGATAGAGGAATGTAGTAGTGGACCACATTATTTTCTGTATCAATTTCGTCCTGCTTAATCTTAGAGTAGTCGGCTATCATGGCAGTCGTCTTTTGCCACTCTGGAGAGCCAAACTTCTGCTTGCGCTGAGCGATAACGAGGTTTCTCAGAATCTCTTCCTTCGAGGTAGCCTTAATAAGTTCCTCCTGGGTGAGCTCATCGGCGTTCTCGTTCTTCGCTTTCTTGCCCTGTACCTCTGCGATTCTCTTCTGAACGGACTCCTTGGCTTCTAGCTTATTCATCTCGTTTTCGAGGAAAGATTTCTCCCACACACCTATTCCTTCTCCTTGGAATGCGATGGCCCAGCTGTCACGAACAGACATACCTGAACCACGGAGGCTGGCGTAGATGTAATAGCGAGGGTCTTTCATCTTGAGAGCCTTCGCCTTCTTGTATGTATCGACGGATAATGTATATCCTTTTGTTTCTTCAATCATAATCTTATTTCTTTTTATTATCCTTGAATGCAAATACTGTGTAGCAACAACACGAAACGTGAAATGGAGGATATGGATCTTTGAAAGAATGGATGCCAGCATCGGCTTCATTTTGGCAGATTTCGCATGGATAACTACTTCCTCTCTTGACGTAGAACCCGATAGCCTTGTTCTCCTGCCCATACTCCTGCTCTGCCTGTCCCCACGCTAAAGCAATCACTTGAGAAGCATTTCTTACGATATTCTGATAGGCGTTCTTGTTGTAGCCCTTTCCGTAAGAAGGAACATCGATATTAATGTCCTTTCTCTTCGCCTTGGTGATGACTGATGTGTGATATGGATCCTTGTAGCCTGTGCGGATGGAAGACAGGAGCTGCTGTTCTGAATATCCCATAAGAGTACCTGCCTTGATCATCCTTACAATATCTTCAGCAAAGTTTCCGAGATAGACGGCGTTTCTTTCTGATGTCGTCTTTCCGTAGATGTCGCTGACGAGAAACGATTCTATGTTCTCGCTGTCAATCCCGAGAATCTTGCATGAAGCTTTGGAGTAAGCAGAGATGTAGCTATTGATACTCTCCTCTGCCTCAGCAGTAACATTCTTGGCATAAGAGAGCAGGGCTGACTCGTTTGTGAGCCTGCCCGCACCTCTGTATCGCTTACTTGCGGCAATTATTTTCTGTGTCGATTTCCAGAGAATATCTGCAACATGGTCCTCGCAGTTTCGGATTGCCTGCAAGCGCTTTCTGCTGTAATCGACAGAACGTTTTAACTCATCCATAGGCTTACTTCTTTACGGTCTTCCAGTTGTTACGGCCCGGCCAGTTGCCGTTCTCATCCCAGTCTTTCCCGCTTTTGTTCGGTCTGCCGGCGCCACGACCAGTACGTACGTTTCCGCTACCTCCATTCTGAATCTTCGCCGTTGCCTTCTGCTCCTCGATGGCATTCTCTGTTTCGTTATCGGCACGCTGAATATCCATGAGGAGGTCCTGCTGGTCTTCTTCCTTCTTCTCGCGCATGATACGGTCGTATTCATCGTTAACTGGGAAGTCTGGGCAACGCTCAGATGCAGTCTGCTTTGAGAGGAAGTTGTTCTGAACAGCTGTTGCTAAGTTTGTTATTATTTCAGATTTATTCTGATGCACATAGATTTCCACCCAAGCGTGAATAGGAAGACCGGTCATAGTGGCCATGCAGTTTTCTTCAACTCCGATACCATACTTTGAGATACGAACAAGTTGATCCAGGAACGGATGCATCTTCTTAGCATCGTTCTCTGCAACCTCGATGGCAGGAGAATAGAGCAGCTTAATGGCAACGCCCGGAAGGTCACCCGACTTCAGTTCCGGTGGCTTTACTGTGAACGAAAGTTCATAGATGAGATCATACGACTTGTTGAGCTGTGTCGCAAATGCATCAGAAGCGTCTGTTCCGTTAATGAAGTCAGCATCACCATTCGTATCGGTAATCTGAATCATCTTAGCCGATCCGTTTGTATCTCCAACAACGGTAATGTCGTCACCATCGCCCTTCAACTTCATTATAGGGAAGGCGTAAGCCTTGTTGTTCTCGCAGAGATAAGAGAAAGCTTCCTCGTAGTCCTCGATGTTCTTCTGTACAACAGACCAGCATGGGCCGTCATCATTTCTTACGTATGCAACAGGGATAAATGGGAAGCCGTGAGCTTTCTCTTCAACGCAAGTGTAGTCGTCGATTCCGAATATCTTGGCAATTCTCTTGATAGTCTCCTTGACCTTGCCTTCGTTAACTTGCTTCTTGAAGCGGTAGAAAGTCTTGTCATCCCACACCTCTACCCATTCAATCTTTTCATTACCTTCCTCGTCGAAGTCGTAATACTTGCGAGCAAACACAACGAGTTCACCAGTAAGAGGGTCGAACTGAGGATACAATGTGTCTCCTCTATCGAAAGCCAATGTGCGAGTACCGAATTTCTTGTTTTTATCGAAGAATCCGACTACAGCAGCCTCAGCAACCTTCATGTACGAACTTACTGCCTCATAGTGACGAATCTCCATATCGTGCATATACCATCCCTTCTTGAACTTGGCAAGAAGATTAATATACTCTTCCTGTTTCTTCATCTCAGGATCACCGGCAAGCTCAAACTGAATATCGTTACCTGTCATATGGAGGACGTGCTTCGTATGAATAACTTGCTGGAAAGCAAATGCCGTTCTTTGAATCTCCTGGACATACCATTTCCCGTCTTCCGGGTTCTTTCTCCAGATGTCAGGGTAGAGATCCTTGTCGAAGATTTTGTGTGACGTAGGATAGAACTCACGAAGGAAGTCCTTCTGAGTCTTAACCACTCTGTATAATGTATCTTGCGGCATCTGAGGGTCTTCATTATCGGACACCTCGTTCCTGCAATAGCCATCGTGGGTCATGTACCCCTTTGGCGTGAGTTCAAAGAAAGGCTTCTTTACGAGAATCTTTCTGAAATTTGTTACCTTGATAGCATCCATAATCCTTTTACCTTTTTATTTTTCTTTTTTGTTAAACTGAATATCATTACGTAGAACCAAGATTCAAAGAAGTCAGGCGAGTGCCCGACATATTTCTTGGCAATCTTCTTAGGTAATAGCTTGAATCCCCTATCATCGCTATTCTCGTCACGTCTGAGCATCTTACGCTCCTTCTGAAGAATCTGTCTGAGAGGAACCTTGTCAAATCCGTTTCCTGAATACTTTCTTTCAAGCAGGGCCGAGTCGATGGAAATCTGCTTCTCTTTTATCATCTTATAGAATAACCATGCGCACTGAGACTTCAAATCCTTATATAGGTATTTGATTCCTTCTTCTTCCTGATGATTCCTAGCGATAGGTGCTGCCTGGTTGTTGAATGGGACGGCATCCTTGAAAAATCCCTTGAAATACTGACCGATACCCTGCATATCGTAAGTGAAGTTGCATTCCTCAACGCCCCACTCTCTCAGCTTAGCCTTAACTACCGAAACAAGTGTCTTAGGGTCCAGCCTCAGCACAACCAAGTCTTTACAATGCCATCCTTCCCAAAGCCACATTACGAAGTTATCGCCTCCGGTGAATGCGATATCGGCAGAAGCTCTGCGTTTTCCATCTCCTATCTGTTCTGCATTGTCGTAGATTTCATCAAGGTCTTCCATCTTGATCATGTCATCACCGGCAGCTTTCCAGTTCCAGTTAGCTTCCAGGTCTCGCATGCGCTGTTCCTCGTCCTGTTGGGCAAGGTTGGCGAGATATGAGGCATCGGTAGAGATAAGCTTAATGTTCTCTGATACGTCAGCGCGAACGAATGTTGCCGACTTGATGAACATTTCGAGCTTCGTGTATCCAAGTTCCTCGTAGCTGTCCTTCCAGAGGCTATCGATGATGCCCTTGCACTGTTCGTATACCTCTTCTCTTGTGTTACCCCAGTAGATAGAGTCCGGTGTATCACCATCCATGAAGCAGTAGCGGATAACTCCATCTCGCTCCGGTATTATGTATCCATTCTCGTCAACCCACCAGTCGATGAACTTTCGCACCCATGATTCCGGGTCAGGGTTACAGGTAATCCAGAATCGGTTTCGTATGTGAGCTGCGTTTCGGTTGTTGGTCAATAGGTACTTGAACTTCTTGTATGGACACTGAGTACCCTCATCGATGCAGACATAGGCATACTGGCGCCCCTGGAATCGTGTCTTGAAATCCTGATAGGCTCCTGCGTAGTACGAGAATTTGAGCCATCCTCCGTTGTCGAAGTTCCAGGTCATATCGTTCTGTGACTTATTGTAAGTTCCAAATTGGGAGAACAATTTGTAAGAGTCTGTCACCAAGGACTGCAAGTCGTCTTTTTCGTTACGAAGAATTGTTGCATGAAAATCTGGATTTTTGATATCCTTCAGAACTTCCATAAGGGAAGAGAAGGACTTGGAGTTGTGAGTGACGATAAAGTCCTCGACAACGAATAGTGAGTCCGGATTCTCAACGGCGATGCAACAGCAGTTTCGCTTGCCGACCGGTTTACAGCTGACAATCCTCCTCTCTAATTCCTTCTTTCTGTAATCGAATCGAACCTCCCATTTCTTGTTTGACTTCCTTTTTACGTAGCAAACAGAACCGAGACTATCAACCAGATACTTGAAATCGAATGCTTTCTTTCTTGTCTTGAAAGTCTTCTTCCAGTATTTTCCGGAAAATCTACCCGATGTTTCGATGATACGTCTTAAAGACTCAGTTCTCTCAGCGACAGAGGCTAGGCCGAACTTTTCATCAAACTCTACAGGTTTTACGCAGGGAATAGTGATGTCGTAGCCTTCGTTGATGTAACTAGCTATCTCACAGGCAAGATGTGGTATAAATCTCCTGTCGCCATCGATAGATACATTCCAGATATGGTCATCCGAGCATACTACACTCGATCCGTCAGATAGTTCAATTTCGTAGCAATCTCTATCAGGATAATCGATTCGACCTAATACTCTATGTCCCTTACCGTCATGTCCTATTACGGTGTCGCCATATTTAAGATGCTTGATTTTAATGAATCCTCTAGTAGTTAACACTCTCGTGTCTTCATCCAGAGGTCCACCTCGCGAGCCGCCAACTATCTTAATATCTGCATCAATAGACAGCATGCGCTCCTGACCGCCACGCTGAGCTATAATCTTCAGCTTGTCGGGATGCTTCTTATCGGCGTCTCTTAATGATTGGATATACTCTTGAGTATAAATAGGCTCACCGTTATCCAATTTTAATCCTGAAAATACTTCCTTTTGCATAAATATACATTTAATACTGCAAAAATATACAATTTTTCTTGGATAATTGCATATTTATTCATATATTTGCAAAATAAAAGGTATATTTATACGTTTTCGAGGTGGAGGGACCACTTTCGGGATAACATTTTAATCAAAAAAACAACATGACAAGAGAGGAACTCTTAGCATTAGTGAACAAGGAGGTTGATACTACCAAGTTCAAAGAACTTAGCCAAAAGACCATCGATGAGGAACTTGATGATGTTTTGGAAGATTTCGGTGATGACGAGGAAGCAAATTCCAAGTTGGTTACCAAGTTAGCAAACCGTCTGAAGCGTATCAACGGCAACTTGCACAAGAATATCTCTGACGAGGTAAAGAAGAGCAAGGAGGAGGCTGAACGCAAGAAGAAGGAAGAGGGAGAGGAGCGCAAGCGTAAGGAGGCCGCCAAGAATGGCGATCCTGACGACAAATACAACGAGCTTCTCAAAGAAATCAAAGCCCTCAAGGAAGCTAACGCAGAAAGAGACAAGAAGGCTGCAAGGAAGGCGACCATCGAGTCTGTAAAGGCAGGTTTGAAGGATAAGTTCGACAAGGCAAACCTTGAAATGAAGAACTACTTCCTCAATGCTGCAATCGCAAAGCTGGAGATTCCGGACGAAGATGCCAACATCGACGACCTGGTTTCTAAGGCTGAGAAGATCTACACCGCAGAGTACAAGGAGGCTACCGGTGAAAACGGTATTCCTTCAAAAGGCAGTCGCACGTCTAGCGGAGGCACGTCCACAGATGATGACAAGTTTATGGAAGAAGTGGCCGAGCGTCGAAAGAAGAGATTCGGCGGTGGAGACAAGAAGTAATTTCAGGATAACAATTTTAAAAAGGTAAAAAGATTATGGACAACACTTCTATTTCCTACATGGAACAGATGGGTACTCGTGGTATGCTGAACCACGGCGCAACCATTGTTCAGACAGAAGGTAAGGTCGGTGGAACCCGATACGTGTTTGCTGGCCTTGAGGCACTCATCAAGAATGCCTTCGTTCACCCACCTATTGGTGGCAAGCTCGTCAATCCGTTCAAAGGTCAGGCTAAGATTTATGCCGGTGACTTGATTGAGCACGACCTTGGTTTTACAGCTGGCAACGACGGCCCTGGCGCAACATTCAAGATTCTGAAGGCTTACGGTGTAGCAAAGGCTACAACCGCTGAGACCGATACAGAAATCTACATCGTTCGCAACGGATTCGTTCACATTCCATTCCCAGGCGACAACATCATGATCGGCCAGAAGGACTTCAAGACTAAGGCAAAGGGTGTGACTGTTTCTGCTGTTGAGGCGACAACCGATGCCACAGCAGGTGATGTTTGGAAACTTACACTATCTGCTGCTCTCGGCGCATTGAAGGTCGGTGACGTATTGGTTGAGGCTGCTAGCGCAGGTGCTTCGGTATTGCCGATGGTGACTAACCCTAACTGCTTCGCTCCGAGCGACAACGATTTTCCTTATTTCAATGCCGGCGGAGACAAGTATCATCAGCCTCGCAACAACAACAACTTCTGTATGTTGAATCCAGACTGCGTTATGTGGCTTGACCGCATGGGTCCTGTTCCTCCTGCCGTTAAGGCGATGAACAAGTCACTCTACCAAGAGTTCTGGCACATTTAACCTATTGTCTAACGTAAAAAAATTGATTCAGGATTATGGCAAAAATTGATATTGGTGTCGAGAAGCTTGCGAAGTTCTTCACTGGTAAGGGTAACAATACTTACCTTCAGAAGTTCGTCAATCGTGACGGCGTATTGCGCTGTAACAACGGCTGGTATCTGACACAGGGTGACATTGATCCAGACCTCACCCCTACATCTAGTAATGGCGACGCAACCTTCAAGGTTCGTCTTCGCACTTTGAACCCTGCAACCTTGATGAACCTCCGTGCTCCTCTCGGCGAGGGCTATCAGAACGACCACGAGGGTATTGAGTGGTATACCGCTTCAATCCCAGACTTCGCTGCTGACGGCTTCCGTGAGACTGCGACAGAGCGTTATCACAAGATGAAGCTTCTCCAGGATGAGTTCGGCAACGATGCAGACCTGGTTGATGCTTATCTCGACAAGGTTCAGGTATTGTATGACTCTCTTGACATGACTATGACCTACATGTCAGCACAGTTGAGTTCTAAGGGTGTCATCGACTACGACAAGATCGGTCGCGGTATCCAGGAGCCCCTGTATGACGCAAAGGTTCCAGCCGAGAACTTCAAGAAGGCAGGTAAGCTTGCTTGGAACGACGCGAACTGCGACTTGCTCGAACAGATGCGTAAGTTTGAGGAGGATTGGCGCAACAGTCATATTGAGTACCACAGTGTACCTCTCGTATGGCAGATGACCAAGAACGACTACAACAACGTATTCTTGAAGAACAAGCAGATTGCCGAGCTGTACAAGAGCTGGGCGAACGCTAACTTTGTGGCAGTATTGCAGAACTACGGTCCAAACAACGCAATGTTCCTGAAGTCTGTTGTTGACCTCAATGGCCTTTCTCCTATCGAGATTGTCGATGAGGTTGAGCACAACAAGCGCTTCGACGGAACAGTTACCGAGATTCGTGGTTGGGCAGACGGAACAGTCGTTCTTCGCCCTGCTGGTAAGCCATTGCGTTTCATGCGCAAGGAGATTCTCGACAAGCGAATCTTCGATACTCTCGGCAATAAGCTCGTGGATGTAGCTTGGGCACAGACAAACAACAGTCTCGGTCTGCTCCGTAACATGGTTACCGCAAACGGTATGTTCCAGGAGTTCAAGACAGACTTGTTCCTCGCTTCTGTTCCTGCTATGCTCGATGCTCCTTACCGTTGGATTATCGACATCACCCAGAAGGGTTAATTCTTTAACGTAACTAGATTGTATGACTATGGATTCGGAGATGAAGATTTACACTGTGAACGACTACCTTATTAATAAGGTGAAGTTCGAGATGCCGATGAAGGCTCTGCTGGGCATCATGCACGACAGGGAGCTTGAAAATGGCATCGACCTCGAAGCTTGCGACAAGGACAAGGTGAGACTTGCCTATGCCGACATGCTGAAATGGTTTGTTCTTGGTCCGAGCAAGGTGAATAACACCTCCGATTCCGATAACGGATGGACTCATTCGGGAGGTGGCTATGACATGTCGGACAACGATAGGAGCGAGATGAAAGCAGAGGCTAATGCAATCTATGCGGAGCTGGAGCCTGATTCGATGCTCAAGAAGAAGTCCACCTTCCGGGTGACCTCCCACGGAGTAAAGAGGGCGAATTATTCTCCTTGGGGAGAACCTCTCCCTCACATCATCAAATAAGGCGTATGGAAAAGGAAAACATCAGAAACCCAAGATACCCTCACATCATCAAGATCGTGAGGAAGGTCGTCGGAAAGGCCGACCCTGATGACCCGTTTGCCGATGATGATGCTCCAGTTGGTGAGGACAAGGAAATCATTCTCTACTATGGCGAAGGCCGCAGCTACACCGATACTACTACAGAGGGAGACAAGAACGTCGACCAGAACAAGAGGAAGGCATCGATTCCTGTCAGATATGACGAATGGGATGCTGACAGATGTCCTCTTGACGGCGACACAATCTATTCCACTGTCGGCAACAATACCGAGGTAGGTATGGTCAAGGACTGCGAACCGGATAATAACAGGACTGTCGTTTACTGGAATCTCACTAGGGTTTAGGTTATGGCAAAATACTTTAGCGGAAAGCGTCTGTCTCTTGGAGCGCAGTTCGAGCATCAGATTAAACCAAGAGTCGAAAAGCTGGCGTATGACAAGATGCTTGCTATTATGCAGGAGCTTGCTCACAGAACCGTCAACTATTTCAAAGAGAATAGGACGTTCTACAACATCACCGGTAACGCCTATACCTCGTTCTATTCAGCAGTGTATTACAAAGGCAAGCTCATTTACATGGTGCGTGCCTCAAAGGGCGAAAAAGCACCAACGAGAGTTACCCTGGCAGAAGGAGAGAAATACAATCTCCCGTTCTACTACGACGGAGGAGAGAACAAAGGCTACACCGGTTCAGTCGGTGGCGGTCACCAGTGGGGTCCAAACCTTATCTACGGACGTATCGGAAAAGTGAAATCTTCCGGGAAAGACTGGGCGCTCGTTGCGATATGTCCAGTTGAATATGCAGTATTCGATAAGGAGAACCGCATTTTCGAGACAGTTTACAACACATACGAGTCTCTTCCAGATATGTTCGATGCCTGCGTAGTGTACGCCAATAGTTCAACTTTTAACAAACTGTAAGCTATGGTAGATATCAAGCAGATATATTTCGACTTAGGGAACGCCGTAAAGGGTATATGCGACAAGGTGTACCCCAGGAATCGTCCTAAGGCTGTGGATACCAAAATAGGTAGCTACATCGTCGTAAGTGCTCCGTACACAATCAGGAACAACGAGATGAACTATGATGGCTCCTACAACGACTATACTACCACTATTCAGATAGAGGTGTATGTAAGAGATAAGGCCTCCTCGGCGAATCCTAATGGTTTCAGTCCTGCGGAAATGGATAAGAAAGTCAAGGCGGTCCTCGAAAGATTCCCGATTTCTACAGACAACATCATCGTTACCAGGCCGAACGTTGCTATCCAGGCTGACGACGGCGCAGGTTTTTCCGTGACGATCATACAGGGAAGGTTACGTACTAGATAAGTATTCAGGTATAACAATTTAAAATATTTTAGATTATGGCTATGACAACTATTGACAAGATGAAGGACATTTTCAATGGTCCTAAAACTCTGCTCTACTCAAAGGCTATTACCGATTTGAGCAAGGCTACAGTTGACATCACCCCAGAGGTCGAGCTTCCGGTTACCGTTGACTCGCTGAAAGCGACTATGGATGACCCAACCATCAACCACTACAAGGTTATCGGTCTTGCAGGCGACTGGGCAACTACCGCAGAGCTCGGCGACTTCAACGTAGAGTTCGTTGTTCCTTCAAAGGCAAAGGACTTGCTGACAATTATGTTCGGTGAGGATGCTATCACCGAGCTGACCAAGGTTACCCTGAAGGGTACAGGTGACGCTACTCTCGACGCTACTACCGGCTTTACTGGTATTGCTGTTGAGCCTAAGAAGTTCAAGATCAAGGGTACTATCGTTATTGTTGACGACGAGAAGGAGAACCTTATGGTTATTACCAACATCGCTCTCTACGCTACCTTGCAGTGGGATAACTCTGGTACTGAGCCTGTTGCGTTTAAGTTCTCAGGTTCTATCGAGGGTGCAGGTAAGCGCAGCATCGCTTGGCTTACTAAGGCTCCAGCTGCTGGTGAACCAGGCATTGGCGGTTAATCAAGTAAAGGCTTCTTTAGGTAATTAGATTCAGGATAACAAACCGTTGGGCGGCAGGCTAATCAACAGCCGTGCCGCCCTTCTTCATTTAATAGCATACAATCATGGCAGAAGAAAAGAAAATTGAGCAGCCTTCGGTGGACTTACAGGAGTTACTCGACAGCATACTGCACGACGAGCCTACCGAGTTAGTGTTCCGTGGGAAGAAGCACAAGCTCGGCTGGCTTCGCAAGGGAACCATGAGCAGGTGTTCCCACATCAGGGCAAAGGAGAAGAACGAATGGAAGCGCAACGTCAAGATTTGCGTCTGCATCCTTCTCAACAACATCTGGAAGATTCGATTCCTGTATTGGATCTACTGGCGCTGGCTCTACTACATCAAGGATGTGGACGTGGCCGAGGTGCTGAGAGTCCTCGATGTTTCTAAAAAAAAAATTCCATCGAACGCATTCTCACTGGCTACCATATTAGCGACCGGGATGACGGACGTGATGATGACGATGACGAGGAGCGAAGCAAAAGCTATCCAAGCAGAACAAGCTGGGGAGCAGCCTTCTCACTAGCGGAGAAGTTCGGTTTCCTCTTTCAGCGCAAGTACTTCATTGCAGCCTACGACTACTGGTGGGGCTATTCATCGGCGCAGATTGACCTCATGGTTGCAGACCAGCCTCTTGTCGTCTATCCTAAGACCAAGAAGGAAGGCGGTCCGAAGAAGCACACCAAGAAGGAGATGGATGACCTCTACGACAGGTGGATGGAGAAAAAGAAGAATGAGGGAAGCCTCATCGGCAAGAAGATTAGTCTTGCTGATTACTTAAACAATAAACTCTAATTTTAAAATATTCAGGATATGGCAGGTGGAAATATGGGAGACCTCAGTTTCTCGCTCACTCTCAAATCGAGAATTGAAGAGGAAACCAAAAAGATTATCAGAGAATTAAACAAGGTTGATTCTACTGGTAAGCAGGCACAGAATGCTTTGGAAGCAATATCCGAAGCAACAAAAGGTATTGGAGATAAGGGAGGTCGTAGTTTTGAAAAGCTAAACAACTTCGTTAAAGAATTACGTCGTAACATTGGCGTATTTTCAAGCGAAGATTTCTTTAGTTCGAAAAAACTCCAGCAGTTGGAGTCTGTCCAGAACGGGTTATACAAAATAGGCCGCATACTCGGAGAGGTGTCTAAGGAAGGTGCTGGATTCAACATATTCCCTAACAGTGTTTCCACTGAGGCAAACAAGGCAGAGAGAGAACTTTATAAGTTATCTTCTATTATTAACGAAATCAACAAACGCCATGGTGAAGGAATACAGATGTTTGGCGTCGATTCAACGAACAACATACGTCAGTCGTTGTCAGAACTGTCTAAATACAGAACTGAGTTAGAACAGATCAGGAATAACAGAGGTATTCATCCTATCACAGGGCTCACAGCAACTGATGTCGTAAAGAGTTCCGGGTATCTTAATGCTATAGATAAAGCAAATACTTATGCAAAGGTTATAAAGGACGCAGCACGTGAGGCAAAAGAGGCAGAGAGGCAACGCCAGAATGAGTTGAAGAACACGGAGCGTCGATATGATTCTCTCGGCAATAAGGTTCGCCAGCTTCGTTCGGAATACAGCAGGGGTATCTCTATCGGTGCAGATGTAAGTAAGGCAGAAGCAGAGATTAATAGGCTCATTTCCATAATGAGAGGTCTCAGAACTATCAAGGATAGGCTTAATTCTGAAAATTGGAAAGATAGCCTTGGCCAGCTTGGCAACATCGGTAGCGGTCACGATACCACATTGGCATCAAGGGTTCTTCAAGACCAGAAGGCAATAAACCGAGAAGTTCAAAGAGGTGTTGAGCTTGAACAGAAGCGTCAGCAGGAGATTGCTCAGACGGCTGCAAAGGTTCAGTCTGATTTGGTCCGCGGCTTCGAGAGAGCCAACAGTCATGCAGGAAAGCTGAATTCAACCGTACAGGATTTGAAGTCACTTTTCTTGCAGGGAGGTCTTGTGTTCGGCGCACAGCAGTTCGCTATGAGCATCATCACTACTGGTGGTGAGATGGAGAAGCAGCATATTGCTCTCCAGTCAATCCTTGGTGATATGCAGAATGCGAATACAATGTTCAATCAGATTAAGGAACTCGCTCTTAATTCGCCATTTACGTTCTCTGAGTTGAACCGAGATGTTAAGCAGTTGGCTGCGTATGGAGTTGAGTACGACCAGCTCTATGACACAACCAAGAGGCTTGCGGATATGTCTTCCGGTCTTGGTGTTAGCTTTGACCGTATCGCATTGGCGTTTGGCCAGGTACAGGCTCGCGGTTGGCTCGATGGCAAGGAACTTCGTCAGATTGCATACGCCGGCATTCCTTTGCTTGATAAGTTATCAAAGTTCTACTCTAAGCAGGAGGGTCGAAATATCTCTACATCAGAGATTAAGACTCGTATCTCTAACAGAGAGGTAAGCTTCGATGATGTGAAGTCTATCTTTTGGCAAATGACAGATGCAGGCGGTCAGTTCTACAATATGCAGCAGGTTCTGAGTGAGACTCTGCTTGGACGTTACAATAAATTGAAGGATGCCTGGGAGATTATGCTTGCCGAGTTTGCGAGTGGTGATGCGCTCGTTGGTAAGTTCTTCAAGACCGCCATTGATGGAGCAACTGCTCTGGTTCAGTCCCTGCACACTCTTGCGATGCCTATTGGCGCAATATTCGCAGGCTACGCATTCAAGAAGATGGCGGCAGGCAATACGGCTTCCAGCTTTCTTTCGAATAAGGCAAATCTCGCATCTGATATTCAGAATAAGGTGTTGCAGGGTCAGGCACTAACACAGATAGAGCAAAGGATTCTCGCAACGAAGAATCAGATTACAGGAGCAGACCTGAGAGCACTGGCTAACGCTAGAGCATTGACGACCGAGAAGCTCAATCAGTTGCGATTATCTGGCAAAATCACAGCCGAGCAATATAGCATATATAGAGGTATTGTGCTGAGACAGACCGGCGAGAAGACTATTAGGATGGAAATGTTGCGCACATTAGCGACAATGCGTTCTATGTCTCTTACTACCACTTTGTCTTCTGTAAAGAATGTGTGGACAGGATTCCAGGCATCGGCTTTGGCTGCATTTAGAGTTATAGGTACAGGAGCTAAGACTCTTGTAGCTGGAATCTGGTCAGCTATAGGAGGTTTACCTGGCCTTATCATTACTGCTGTTACTTTTGGCATTACGTACGCTATCAGTGAATATCAGGAGCTCAGTCAAAAGATAAAGCAGACTCAGGACGAGATTGCCGACAAAAACAAGCAGATAAGAGATTTTCTCCGTGATAACAACGTGAACATTGCAATATCCGGTGGCGACACAAAGGAGATTGACAATATGATTGATAGCTACAAGGAAAAGTTGAAAGAACTTGCCCCTTATAGTTACAAGAATATGCTGATGACGGCAGAAGAAAAGAAAAGTCACGCTGATCGTCTTAAGTATCTTGAGCAAGAGATTAAGCTGCTAAAAGAAGCCAATGATATTGCTAGCGCAAAGCTCAGCAACAGAGGCTATTATTCGGATTTGAGTGATGCAACGGAAGATGTTATTGATGCCTTCAAGAAGAGAGAAGAGATGCGTGTAGCAGCTATGGCCTCTGACGCTTCCACGGGAGATAAGGAGTTGTATGCTAATGAAACTGCATACGACAACTATATAGAATCGCTAAAGAAGGAGCTTGCGAAGAGGTTCGGAGATATCGGGAAAGATGAAAAAATGCGTGAGGCCGCTATGCAGGCTATGAGTGGTATATTCTCCTCAATGGGTATTCCAGAGGATAAGGCTGATATTATCAGAACATCTATCTTACAGGCATTCGGGTGTGGGGACAAGAGTGCATGGCTACAGGCAGAGGTATCTAATAGTATGATTGCTTTGATTGATAAGTCTTTCCCGATGATTGGCGAGAAGATAAAGGCAAGTATTCCACTTAACGACGCGGAGAAGGCGAAGGTGAAAGAGCTGATGAATGATGCCAAGAACGGTCTCATCAGACAATATCCGGAACTGGAACGTACTCTTCAGAATATGCTTGCTGCATCAAACTTCCAGGCTGTTATCAGGCTCGTTCTTGACGGTGGCGAAAAGCTGAATAACTTGCAGAGTGAGCTTGTGAAAAGAATACCAAGCAGATATAGCGGTCTCATTATGAGCGAGACATCAGGAAAGTACAAAGCGTTTGCAGAAAAGTGGGGCAAAGAGGATAGCTGGTATTCCGCTAGAAATTCAGCGCAGTCTGATATTGATAAAGCCAAGAACGAGTATCTTTCTGCTAAGGCTTCTAAAGCAAAAAAATCCGATGAGCTCTATACGGCTTGGCAGACGGTAAAGCAGGCCGCAAAAGATTTGCTTTATTACGACTATGACGGAAGCGGAAAGAAGTCCAATAAGGTTCCGAAAGGAAGAAACGGGAATTCAGGTCGCAAAGAAGATATAGAGCTCAAGCGTTTACAGGAGCGTCTAAGCAGTCTTAAGTCTGCAAGGCAGATGTACCAGAAGTACAAGAGCATAATGTCTGATGAAGAGGCAAAGAAGAAGACTTACAATCTCTTCCCAGAGGTTACCGGTCTTAATCTTGACGACTATCAGAAGGCTGTCCATTCTCTCCTTGGAGGATTCAGTATAAACACCACAGAGAGAAAGAAGTTCCAGACTTCAATCTATCGTGAGGTTGCAGAGTGGCTCTTCGACGAGAAGGACAAGAAGGAGTACGAGAGAAAGGCAGCTGACTTCAATGAGTCCATGAACAAGCTGTCAGAACGTTGGGATTTGTACAAGAGCCTTCTCGAAAAGACAGGCAGCAAGTTCTTTGCTGAGTCCGCATGGATTGACGCTTTCCAGATGGATGACAAGACTCAATCTCTTATGGACGAGTATTACGCTAACTACCATGAGATATTTAATCTTCAGAACTCTCTCAATATGACGGATGGTGAAGCTAAGGAAAAGCTTAAGCTACCAAATCAGTACGAAGAGTGGAAAAAAATTACAGAACTCCTCCGTGGTAATTATGTTAAGTCTTTGCAAGATGCCGCCGACATCATTGAGAAGACAGAAGATTATGAGGATAAAATCTTGAAGATAAGGGAGAGATACAACGAGCTTATCAGCAAGACGAATGATCCTGGCATCAAGGCGAGATATGAGATTCAGAGAGACAAGGAGATTGGTCAGGTTAAACTTGACAAGTTCAAGAACTCTTCTGATTATCTCAACTTCTACGGAGCCATCGTGTCTCTCGGTATGGATAAGGCTCAGACTATCGGAGCAAGAATCAGGCAGAATATCAATGAGGCTCTACAAAGCGGAGCCATTGATGCTAGAGAGTACGCCAAGGAAATCAAGCAGCTTGATGAGCAGTTATCGAAGCTGACGAGTCCAAAGAAGACTTTCCTCAATGGTGGCCTGAAGGGAATGGCTGAGCAGAAGATTTCTGATGCCAGCGAGCAGATGACCATCGCAGCAAGTAAAATTGCTGAAGGAAAGAAGGTTCGTGAACTTGGTCTCAAAATGGGAGACGAAAACTTCATCAAGCGTGGTGACAGCATGATTGCCAGCGGAAAGGCTATGATGAAAGCTGCTGAGATTCTGTTTAAGGATGGAACAAAAGCAAAGGAGTCTCTTGATAAGTTTGCTAACGTAGTAAGTATTATCGACCAGAATGTCCAGGGAATGAGTGAAGCATTCAATGACATCAAAGAGACTGCTTCCCTTCTCGGAGCTAACACAGAGTCTGATGGATGGCAGGACGCTTCTGCGTTCTTCGAGACATTCTCCGGCATGTCAAGTTCACTGTCAAAGGTGGTAACAAGCGCGGAGTCCGGCAACGTTGGTGGAATCCTTGCCGGTGTCACTGGCATATTTACCTCTCCTATTAAGGCGTTTGCAAAGGCTCATGATGCCAAGCTCGACAGACAGATAAAGCTTGCAGAGAGACAGCTGAATGAATTGAAGAACCTATCTAGCAATATCAGTTCCGTTATTGAAAAGACACTCGGTGGAATCTATTCTTACAATAGGTCTTCCGATGCGAATAAAAAGCTCAACGATGTCAAGAATGACTATAAGGCTTGGGATGCTTTTTCTAAGACCGATATTGGAAAGAATTTCTTTGGAGGTCACAACTTCAGTCACTACAGCAAGGAGACCTATGATGCTGTGATGAAGACAGAGACGAATCCTTCCGCATACGCAGATCAGCTCGCCCTACTCCACGCTCAGGAAGACGAGTTGAGAAAGCAGAGACAAGCTGAGGAGGATAAGAAAAAGACGGACAAGGATAAGATTGCTGACTACGACCAGCAAATCAAGGAGATGCAGTTGCAGATTAAGACGTTCGCACAGGACTTCCTTAAAGACGTTTACTCTATCGATATGAAGAGCTGGGGAAATCTGCTGACTGATACTGTTGTGAGCGCATGGACTAAGGGGGAAGATGCGGTTGAGGCTTACAAGAATAAGGTCAAGGAAATGGTTCGCGAAGTTACGAAGAATATTGTATCTCAGAAAATCATGGAGAAGGCACTTGAAAAACCTCTCGAATGGCTTACAGGTATCCTTGATGAAAAGGGTAAACTTGATGAGACCGACATGGACGATTTTGCGGACAAGCTCTACCAAGTTGGCGAAAATGTAGTTCCTCAGTTAACCGGTATCTTCGATGCTCTAAAGGAAAAGGGACTTGATTTGAGAGAAAACGGAAGTTCCTCTTTGACCAACTCGATAAAAGGCATTACCGAGGAGACAGGTGATCTTTTTGCATCCTATCTTAACGCGATTAGACTTGATGTCTCTGTAATTAGGGAAATGCAGGGCAAGTTCCTTCCTGAGATGAGCGAGATTTCAAAATCTCAGCTCACGAAGCTCAACCTTATTGCTCGGAATACCTTGCGCAATGCAGATGCAGCAGAGAGAATCGAGAAAATTTTCATTGAGTATAACGATAACTTCAACAGAGTTATCAATGGTACGAAATCTTTAAAAATGAAATAATTATGTTTGAAAAAAGAAATTTATCAGACAGAATGAAGAACGAGGCGGTTTCACTGGGTCTTTGCGCTCAGTGGACCGCCGAGTGGCACGACAACTCATCCAAGCATGAGATGGTCGAGAAGTTTGTTAAGGGTATTGACTTCTGTATCGGAAAGAACTGGCCTTCGACCAAGGATATGAAGAAGTACTTTGGTGATGTCATTCATGATCATGGTGTGTATGTTGACGAGAACGTTGACCTGCAAAATCCGAAGGTTGTCATCCTCAATGGAGAGTGCGTAGCAAATATCAGCTATGACTGGATGGATAGTGGTGAGATATATGTAAGGCACAACTCTTCACTTTACCTGAAGGTTAAGGGATTCTCCAGGGTGTTTGTCAATCTGTTAGATGGTGCAGAGCTTCATGTTGAATGCGAAGATACCGCGAAGTGCTTCGTCTACCAATACGGAGGAACAGTCGTGAAAGCTACCGGACCAGTCAATATCAGGGACAGACACGATTTTAAGTTCAATTAACGCATGTTTATACGTATATTGCTTGCATATTTATGCAATATTTTGTATATTTGCAATTGTAAAAAGTTGATTTAAGGTATGAAAGAATATTTCAGGATATACATGCAGAAGGAAGGCGATGGGAATGAGGTGAAGGACTCCATCGCCGACTTCGGCATGTATGTTTCCGAGAACCCGTTCAAGCCTTGCGATTCTGTCAAGGAACCACCGAAAAGGGAGTGGCACGATGAGCATGGTGATGACGAATATATCGGAAAGGATGGACTTTATATGGCGGCATACGAGAATAAGGTAAAGTTTATGTTCCACGGCGAGGCTTTCGGCGCTAACGAGAAATGTAAGGCTTTTATTGATTACATCCGCAAGTCAGGCATGATGAAGATGTATTGCGACTTCAATAGAATCGGAAGACAGCATGTAAGACTTAAGGATATTGATCCAAACCTATATAGAGATCCGGATAACGAGGACTTGCTAGTCCTCTCTATTACTTTCAAGTTTAACGACCCTGTTACTGATATTAAGCCGATTAAGGATACACAGGGCAATATTTCAAATTTAGTATAGCATACAGATGAGTACTTGGAATATTTATCATAAGGATGGCTCGAAGCTGACAGACGTTAACGGAGAGCAGATAACCGTTCATGGATTGGAATACTCCGATTCTTGGATGGGTGAGTGCTTCGTGACTATCAATTTCAAGCATGAAGTGCCTATCAACTTTCAGATAGGCGACTATATTGTCTATCGTGGCGAGCGGTTTGAGCTCAACTACGAGCCGGGCAAGGATAAGCAGTCCAGACCCGACACATATGGAGAGGGATTCGTATATGACAGCGTAAAGTTCAATGCATTGCAAGATGAGCTTTCTAGGGCTGAGTTCCTCGACGTGGTATTAAATGATAATGAGCTCCACTACACAACCCTACCGAAATTTCCATTCTACGTACAGACTCTGGATGATTTGCTCGACAGGATCCAGGCGAACCTTGACGATCAGATTGGTACAGGTCTTTGGAAGATTTACTCCAGAAGCAAGGAGCGTTCCGTGCAGCGTGGATGCCTCGTTAGCGACTGGCAGTCAATGTATGGCGAAGGAACAAACGATAACGTCATTGAATCAATGTCTATCACAGTGGATTCACAGACCTGTTGGCAGGCCCTTGCGCTTGTGAACGAGAAGTGGGACATAAACTTCATCGTCAGAGGAAGAAATATCTATGTCGGTACTACCGGAATACAGGCAAACCATATCTTCAAGTACGGACTCGGCAATGGACTCTATGAGATTGTTCAGAACGCTGATTCCGAGCAGAGTGTTGTTACGAGATTGAGAGCTTATGGTTCCGAGAAGAATCTTCCTTCCCACTACTATGCGGACCTCGGTGTCAAGTACGTGGCGAATATCACGAAGGTGGTTACTGCAACAACATACGTAGACCTGAATATCGATATCGATTATGTCGAGACGTATTTCAAGAATAAGAGAAAATACGGTGAATCCCAAGAGCAGTCTTTCGGTTGGGTTCTTCAGGTAACATTCGATTTCCAGACTATCATTACCGGTTATGTAACACAGGCATACGACTCTAAAAAATGTAGATTCTATTCTGAGCTGAAGGGAACACAGAATAACACCGGAGATGAGGTATCAAAGGAGAAGCTTGATGCGTTTATTGCGCAGGTCAATGCCGGAAATACAAAGATGTATATCACGTCTGGTCTCAACAAGAAAAATGTTCCTTCGTCCATGAAGGAATATGCAGAGAATCTCCCGAACAATATGTCCATCAACAGACTTATGTTGCCTGGATTCCCTCATGTATCTCTGAGTGATTTCTATGACTCGCTTACTGAACAGGAGAAGAAGTACGTGAACCCTACCGGGAAACAACACAGATTCTCTACTGACCCGCATAGACCATACATCGATTCCATCAACATCGATCAGATTGGTCTTCGTTCGGCATCGCAGTTCTTTGATACCGATGATAAGACGAATGGAGTCGTAGAAATCTACCCTACTATCGAGGAGATGGAAATCGGTGGCGTACGTGTTGATGAGATTGGTGAGGGTGTGGCTCCTGATGATGACGGAAGATTTGGCGATAATGAAACCGTAAAGAATGTTGATATCTATCTTAAAAAGGCTATCGACTTTGATATCAACGACTTAAAGGATGACGACTTCTCCATCTCGATGAAGGATGGTATGTGTGGCGGGCGAACATTCAAGGTGGCATCCTCTACCAAGGTAGATGGAAGATGGAGGCTTACTATTGAGAGAGTCAAGGATGATGCTCTTGAGCTGTGGTTCCCATACAAGGATTACCCTATCAAGAAAGGCGACCATTTCGTCCTTACCGGCATCACCCTCCCTGATTCGTATGTCAATGCTGCATCACTGAAGCTTCTAAAATACGCCATAGCGCTCCTTGATAAGAATGACTATACAAGGTATGTATATCAGCCTAAGGTAGATGAGATTTTCATGGCAAGGCAGCACGACCAAGCGGAGGCAGACGATACCGGAGTTATCAAGAGCCTCCACGATACGCTTAAGGCCGGCGACCTGATAAACTTCAATGATACAGACCTCAATATCGAAGGAATCATCTCTATCGACCAGCTCACGATCAAGGAAGAAGATGGCAAGATACCGACATACGACATAACTCTTCGTGAGGATAAAGAGGTTGGTACTATCCAGAAGATTCAGCAGCAGATTTCGTCGCTCCAAAGCGGAAATGGAGGAACTGGTGCAGGCTTGACAACTACACAAGTCAAGGGCCAGATTGCAACAGAAGGAAGTAAGCACTTTATCTCAAAGATAACCGACGACACCGCAAAAGGTACAGTTACCTGGGAAAAGGTACAGAAGTTCTTGCAGGGAGTGAAGGTCGGAGCGAACGGGGATTGGACTCTTGACGAACTAGATAACACCCATCTAACCACAGATTATCTACAAGTCCGAATGAAAGCAATCTTCGAGACCTTGGAAATATTGCATACAGACACATTGGGTGGTGAATTGTTCATTACCCCAGTAGGCAGTAACCGAATATTGAAGGTTGAAGAGGTGAATGTTACCTATGATGGTGTTAGTCAGAATGCTTACAGATGCTACTTCCTTGGTGAGCAAGATGGCTCAAAGGTGGAGAATAAATGGAAGGTTGGAGACCAAGCAAGGAGCAAGAGCTTCAATCTTACGGCAGGAAAGTATCATAACGTAGGCAACCATTACTATTGGAGGCTAGTCATCGGTGTGTCTTCCGAGGCAGTGGAGATAGATGGCAAGAAATATCATTATGTGGATTTATCGGACATCGACAAGGACGCAGCCAGCGATGAGCCTATGCTTGATGACATTCTGAATCAGTGCGGTAATAGAACGGACATCACAAGGCAAAGTTGCTTGGTATTCTCTGCCGTTGACACCTATTCCCCTTGCATAACGCTCTATCACGGAGTTGACGGCTACACCTTTAATAACAAGGAGTATGTGGACTATGGCGTGAACCATTCCACGAACAAGGCTTTCTTCCATGTCTACGGAGATATGTACTTCGGAGACCGACCTACTAGTGCCAATAACTACGAGGGTGATTCCTATGTCAAGTTTGATAGCGAGACGAAGAAAGTAATCATCAAGGGAGACTTGGATATAAAGTCCACCTACGATGGAAAGACCTTGGATAAGTACATCACCGAGAAGAGCTTGGATAAGAATGCCGTTGAGACCATTATCAAGAAATCGGATACGATTACCGACCTTCAAAACCAGATAGACGGAGCTATTGAGACTTGGTTCTATGAGGGTGTGCCTACCTTGGATAATGCCCCAGCCATCAGTTGGAAGACCGACAAGGATAAGAAAACCCACTTGGGAGACCTCTACTATGACAACAAGACGGGCAAGGCATACCGCTTTGCCAAGGATGGCTCTACCTATAAGTGGATTATCATCACAGACACGGAACTGACCAAGGCAATCGAAGATTCAAGCCAAGCACTCAAAGATGCAAAATCAAAGAGACGTATCTTCGGCTCTCAGCCAGTTCCCCCATACGATGTTAACGATATGTGGGTGAACGCAACCTATCCGAACGATGGTAGCACTTACAAGAACGAAATCTTGAAGTGTTCCACCGCCAAGGCAGAAGGCGAAAAGTTCGATATTGCCGATTGGAAATTGGCTAGCAAGTATACCGATGACACGAAGGCAGAGGAAGCCAAGAAAGCTGCTGAGAAGGCGCAAGAAGAGATTAAGACGACACAGAGCAACTTGAATACCCTCGGAACGACCGTATCTAACAACAAGAAGGCTTTCGATGATTTTACCTCTGATGGCTACTTGGATAGCTCGGAGATTGCGGCTATCGCACAGGATAGCAAGCGACTGGAGGATGATTATAATGCAGCCGTTGAGTCGTATAATAATGTTGTTGGCTCTAAGTTCTTGTTGGATAAGGATGGTAATGAAACGACCTATAAAACGGATTTGGTTTCAGCTAAGGCTACACTCGATAGCGCAAAAAATGAACTCATTACCTATCTTTCTGACATCGTAAGCAGATACAACGCTTCTGATTCCAACGGAAAGGCTACCATCAAGGCGGCTGCGGCTCAGAAGTATACCAACTTCACGAATGCTTATAAGGCTTTCTACGACAAGCTGGGTGTGGCGAATAATTACATTTCGTCTAATCTGTTTGATGGTCTCAATACTAAGCTCATCACCAATATGGCTGGTCTCGAATACATCAAGGCTGCTCTTGTTGATGGAGACACAGTAGTCAAGGGTGGTCTTATCCTCTCTACATTGATAGCCTTACGTAACGATAAGGGAAATGTTACCGCAGGTATCAATGGAGCGGACACGAAGGAGAATGGCATCGCCTTTTGGCTAGGTGGAAAGGCTATCGACAAGCAAGCCTCCACGACAACAGAGGAAGAGAAGAAATTTGCTGCCAAGTCCCTCCTACGCTTTGACGGAACAGGCTATTTCGCAAATGGAAACCTTTGGTGGGACGCAGACGGTATTTTGCACGCAGACCCGACATCTTTCATTATCAACAAGAATAATGTTGGTGTTCAGCTTGCTCTCTTCGCTCCTATATGGAAAAGCGGAACTACAGATACGACAAAGTTGGCAAACGTCTTGTCTATCGACCCACAGAAGCCGTTCACTCATCTTGACGTATCGGGAAATATAACAACGGAGGGCTCGCTTAGGATAGGCGGCATCTACCTCTCTTGGGATAGTGAGAACAATGCTCTCAGACTCTCAAAGGACGCAGCAGGCAAGGAAGCCGCAAACTTCTATGCTCTTGGTGGTATTACCGCATACGGAAAAGGTGCAGGTACTTCTGGCGGTGGCGGATTGAATGCAAGCGTAATCAGCTATGCGAGAATCTTAGAAGGAAGCTATACGGATGCAGACTTGACTAGCATTCCGAATGCCTATGCTATAAAGGCTCTCAGCAGCCGAATTGACAATATAGCATCAGAGCTTGGCGGTCTGAGCCTTTCTTGGAATAACATCACGGGTAAGCCATCAACATTCACACCTAGTGCGCATACCCACAAGTGGGCAGACATCACTGACCGCATCACGAAGGTAAGCCAGCTTACCAATGATAAAGGGTATCTGACTGCTCATCAGTCTCTCGCGAGCTATTATACCAAAGCGGAGATTGATGCAAAGGGCTATACTACCAATAAGGGTACTGTTACATCTGTAGCTCTTACCCTTCCTACTGGTTTGACGTGCGCAACAAAGACCATCACAACAAGCGGCACGTTTGCTATTAGCCTTGCTTCGGGTTATTCTATACCGACAACGGCAAAGCAGACGGCTTGGGATGGTGCGGTATCGGCAAAGCATACTCATAGCAATAAGTCTGTATTGGACGGTATTTCATCGACAAAAGTAAGTCATTGGGATAGCGCCTATGACTGGTATGCACTTATGACTACTGACGAGGAGACTGCGGACGGCGTTATCAATAAGTGGAACGAGGTGGTGAGCTTCCTCGCCAATATTGCGCAGACAGACACTTTAAGTGGTATCGTTGATGGAATCAATAAGTCTATATCTGACGAGGTAACAAGAGCGAAAAAGGCAGAAGGGGTGAACGCTTCGGGCATATCCACCAACAAGACGAGTATCACCACCTTGCAGGGCTACTTTACAAGCGGTTCAGCGAAAAAGGCTCTCCAGCTCACGAATACTCGCAAGCTTTGGGGTAACTCGTTTAACGGTACTGCCGATATTAACGGAAGTATCATCGTGCCTGACGGAAAGTACATCTCCATCGGCAACATAAAGATGGAGTATGATGCAACCAATAAGGCGTTGAAGATTACGAACACTACGACTAACGAGGTGGCAAACCTCTATACTAGTGGTGGTGTTTCTGCCTATGGTGTTGGGACATCATCATCCAGTGGTGGCGGCTTGAACGGCAGTGTGAAGAGTTATTCAAATGCCTTGAAGCTTACATCAGAATCGCTGAGTGAGATTGCCTCTGCCTACTCCATAAAGGCTCTTGATTCTCGTATCTCTAGCTTGGAAGGTGGTAGTGCTACTGCTATTTCTGTCAGCGGTAGCGGTAATGCGGTTACGTCTGTCACCAAGAATGGTACTACTATCAGCGTAGTTAAAGGTAGTACGTTCTTAACTAATCATCAGTCACTTGATGGTTACGTTAATGCAATATCTGTAAGTGGAAGTGGGAATGCTATCACGTCTGTATCTAAAAGCGGAAAGGGTATTACATTTACTAAAGGTGCAACGTTCTTAACTAGTCATCAAAGTCTTGCTAACTATTACACCAAAAGTAGTGTAGATTCACTTCTTAGTGGTAAGTCGGCAACTAGTCATACTCATAGTGTTAAGATTAACGGTGTTACTAAAACTATTGCAGCTACTGGTGGTGCTGCTGTAGATTTAGGAACTTATCTTACTAGTCATCAAAGTTTAGCAGATTATGCTAAGAAGAGTGAAATACCTACAAAAGTAAGTCAACTTACTAATGATACTGGTTATATTACTTCTAGTGGAAGTTGTGCTTATGCTACAAGTGCTGGAAATGCAGACACTGTAGATGGTGAACATGCGTCTGCTTTTACTAGGATTGTGGGTAGACATGCTATCTATACTTCAGGTACAGCACCTTATAATTACATTCATTTATTTAGAATAGCATGTTCATCAGGTTATTCTACTATTGATTGTGAAATAGATTTTAGGACGAGGTATCATAGTGCTAAAATAGAAATTAGAATTTCTACAGATGAACATCCTTATAATAATGGAGGAAGTTTAATTTCAATAAGAAAGAAAGTTGTAAGTGGTAGAACTTGTGATTTTTGGTTTTTACCTACAGTACAATCATCTAAGTATAATTATTATGATGTGTATTATAAATCAGGAGCTTTGAACTCAGGTTCTTATGGAATAATATCAAAAGGTAGTAATGGTACTCTTGTTTTTGAACATAAAGGTACAAATCTTACAAGTTTACCAGATAAAGTTATTCCTGTTAGTAATAACGTTGCTACTTCTGCTACTAAACTTCAAACTCCTAGAAGTATTTGGGGTCAAAGTTTTGATGGTACTGGTGATGTTAATGGTACTTTATTAAAAGTTGGTAATATACAATTTAGTGCAGATAATTCTTATAGTATTGGAACAACTACTTCAGAAGCGGCTCACACTTATACAAGACAAGTATGGGCTAGACATTTAAATGCTAGTCGAGTTTATGCTGGTGATACTAATTTATATATTGGTTATAGTAATACTGCGAACGTAAAGTTCTTTTCAGGTACTAAACAATCAGGAGATGGCTCTAATGAACGAATGATTATATCAACTAATGGTAATGTTGGTATTGGAACTAATTCACCTGCTTATAAACTTCATGTTGTAGGTAATATTTATTCCACTGCTAGTATTAGAAGTAATGGTCAAAATCAAGCTATAGTATTAAGCAATGGTTCTGGTCCTGCTTGGATTAGTGCTCTTGAAGGTCAAATAATATTCAATACTGGTAAAGCTATTCGTTTTGGTGAAACTGCTTGGGATTGGAATAAATGGGCTGGTCTTAAATATAATCATTCTGATAAAACCATTTATCTTGGTATAGCTGATGGTTCTGCGTTTAAGGCTAATAGTGCACAAAGTAATGGTACACTTAAATTTCCAGGTATTACAACTATAACTCCTGATAGTGGAGCTAGAATTGGAGGTAGTGGTGGTGATTTATATTTAGGTAATGCTAATAATAGTAATTGGGTGAAAGTTCAAGATATATGTAGTCATAATGGTTCTAATTATTGGCATATATATCAAAACGGTAATGCTCATTTTAATAATATTGGTTTAACTGGTGCTACTATCAATGGTACTGCTACTATCAATGGTACTGCTACTATCAATGGTAATTTATCAGTTACTGGATTAATATCTAATAAAGGTATACTACCTACAAATTATGAAGTTAATAATAAAGGAACTAGTTGTTATGTTTCAGCTGATGCTTTATGTTCTGGAATTACTGCTATTACTGATAGTATACCTATTAGTAATGTAGATATACAATATTCTAATGATAATGGTACTAATTGGACTAAATATGAAATGTCAAACGATAATAAATTTAAACTATATGCTAACGTTACAAGTTTAAATCAAATATATTTAGGTAATAATGTTATCACTGGTAATAATAATGCTGAGAAATTAGCTCAAATAAAAAAGAACCAACTAATGTTTACATTTAATGTTCCTAATAATTGTTATTCTCAAGTTTATTTTGCTAGTGTTGATATTAATAAAGGTATTGATACTATTTGTACTGTAGAATATATAAATAGTAGTGGTGTTGTAACTGAAACTTTTACTAAACGTATGTCTGGATGGAATCAAGTTAATTATATAAGTCTATCTAATGGTAATGAAGGTTTTCCTATAGGAAATGATAATAGAAGATATATTAGATTTAAATTTGCACATGACCAAAATATTACTGATTTACGTAATGCTATAATACAAAAAATACGAATATTTTCTTTTACTAAGTATTCATTTCCTACTGATAGATTTATGGGTCATACAGGTCATATATATAACTTTGATTATAATTTGAATACTTACTTCCCTAATAGCATTCTTGCTAAAGGTGGAGTTACAGCTTATCAATCTTCTGACATCCGCTTGAAGCAGGATTTGCGGAAGCTGGACTACTTGGGTATCATCAAGGCAATGGGTGGCACTTATGGCTTCGCTTGGAAGAAGGACAACACAAGGTCTATCGGTTGGATTGCCCAACACGTCTTGTGTAACCCTCACTTAAAGGACATCGTGGAGACTGACGAGAAGGGCTACTACAAGATTAACTACTGGTCTCCGAAGCTGATTGCAACGGCATTCGGTGCTATTGAGCAGGTGGGCGATGAGGTCAGCAGGTTGAAGGCTCGGGTGGTCTTCCTCGAATCAGAGGTTCAGCGATTGAGTGGAGATAAGGAAGACTGCAACAAGAAGAGATTAGATAACAAGAATATTAATTCATTAAATTAGTTAAGAAAATGGAGAATTTAAAGATTAACAAGAAGAGTGAACAGACAACCGCCACTTATACCAAGGGCGGCTATCGAGTAGAAATCACCTACAATGTTGACAAGACGGGTGGCAACATCGAGAGCATCAATATGAGTATCTATGGTGACCCAAATGGTAATTATCTCGGCAATGCGAACGCAAGCTACAACGGCAGCGAGCTGACCTACAACATCAGCGGTGTTCCGCAGAGCAAGCTCAGTGAGGTATCAGCATTGATTAAGGAGGTCAATTCCGCTATCGCCGCTAATATGGCAAGCGAGGCAGCAGAGTAGGTATCGTGAGTACTAACGCAGGGTGGCTCTTATAGAGCTGCCTTGCCTAGTGTTTTAAGTTCTAAAGATTAAGCGTATGAAACGATTTATATTATGGCTTGCGAAAGTGTTCAATGTAACAGTAGAGCGAGTTGTAACAGAATTAGAAACTAAAGTTGAATATTTAAAAAATAAAGATTATGTCTTACAATAGTGAAACTGGAATTATTAGTGCTCCTGTTAGCATTGATGATGTTAAACAAGCTCTTGGAAAGAGTAGCAATGACCTTGCTACTCTTTGTAAGAGTGTGAATTTAAATCCTTATTCTAAATATAAACCTGTCAATCTTTATAATAAACCTTTTGTTACAGATACTTTAAATTCAGATAAACAAAGTTGGAGTTCTTCAAGTAGAGGTTGGTGGTTAGGTAATAGTAGTTTAAATGACCAAGTATACACTATTAATATAGTAAGTTCGTTTGAAGAATTAAGTATTAAAGGTGTATGGAATTATAATATGCCTTTTGGAACCAATCAATCTCCATATAGACTTAGTGATTTTATTGGTTATAATACTAAAGATTATAGTTATAAAGACCCTATACGTTTTTCTACTGGTATACGAGATACTATATATTTAGACCAAACTTATTATTTAAGATTTTATTTTGGATATGAACCTATAAATTCAAAGAATACTATATCTTTTGAAGATATACTAGCTTTATTATCTGCTTTTAATGAAGAATGGTATCCTGCTGTATGTATATATAATAAAACCAAAAAACGTATGAAATATCTTTCAGGTACTGTTCCTATAAATAATGCTTCTGTTAGTTATAATGATGAAATACCTGATAGTGAGTTTATTGTTAATTTTAAAAATCAATCCATTAGTAGTAATAATGGTAGTAGTAGTTTAGGTTTTAAAAGTGAAGTTAATGATGAAATTTATATAGCAGGACTATTATGTCCTGTTGGTGGAGTTGATGATGATTATTTTTATACATCTGTAACACCTTGCTATATAAATAATGATGTTACTGGACAAACTATAGATATTTCTGGTTTTCTATTTAATAAAGTTGTTATAAGTACTAAAGAAAAACCTACATACTATACTACAGTAGAAGTAAAAGTTACTAATTTTACTGTTAATACATATTATGGAGGACATTATTATATAGATGATAATAATGGATATATTTTATCAGCAGATAAATATATAGAATTTAGTTTTACGTTAGATTTTGGTACTACTTTATTAGTAAGTTTACGAGCTAATATAGGTTCATTTGGTCAAACTGAACTAGATAATTTGTCAGTACCTGTAGCAACTAATATAAATACTTATGCTCCAAAACGTTATTTAAAAGTAAGTACAGAAAATGTAATATTAACTGCTTATGCTACAAAAGAAGATGCAGAAAAAGAATATGGTGGGTTTACTACAACACAGATACCTATTATAAATAAGATAGAAGACTATCCTCAATATAAAATTAATAATTGGAATATAGTTTTAAATTTACATTCTGATAGAAGAGAACATGATAGTTATTATGAAGAATTTGATTTTAAATTTGTTGGAGAAGTTAGTGGAATACATAGCTTACCAATATATCAATCTTAATTATAATAATATCAAGAATGGTAATCTGACGAAGAATATTGTATAACATAAAAAAAAGAAACAATTATGAAAAAGATTAAGACAATTGAGGCAGTTGATGCCTACAGAACATTGAAGGCATTGAAGACATCATCAATGAGCGATGATGCCGCCTTGCGAGTTTGGAAGAATATGAAGGCACTGCGCCAAGTAGCCGATACCTACGATAAGGATGTGAAGGAAGCGCAGGAGAGCCTGAAGGACGATAAGTTTGAGGAGATGCAGTGCAAGCTTCAGGAGTGCCAGCAGTTGGAGCAGAAGCACGCCGATGAGGGCTACGAATACACCAAGGACGATTCAGCCAAGTTCGCTGAGGTCAATGAGTACTTCTTTAATCAGAAGCAGAAGACAGAGAAGTATTTCAAGGAACTTGCCGACAAGGAGGTAGAGGTAGCCATCGAGGCAGTTGACGAGAAGGAGTTGTTCAAGGCAGCGAAGGATTGCGGCTTGAAGTTCGCTGATATGGAGAGCCTTGAAGTGGTGATAGGATAATTCCAATAGTAGATACAATAATAGCGTTAGAATGGCATTCTTGTTCGTTCTAACGCTATTTTGTTACCATTTTATGTTATTTTGGTAACAGAGAAGCGGTAACGGAACTTACGAATTGTTACTTTTTACAAAGTTTAACACAAAAATTAATCAAAAACCGATTGCTTTTATTAGAGAATACGTACTTTTGCGGCATCAATCTTTTAAATCAACTAAAATATAATAGCTTATGACTAAAGAAGAAGAAGATGAAGTCCATCGGTTAGTTCAATCAGTCGGTGTTGTACAGTTGTCAAGAGTAATGTTTAAGGACATGGACGTTAGCGAAATGATAAACGTCATTATCCTTGCAGGTAGAGGCTACAGCATAAAGCTACTCACTTGGTTTAAGTATTATTGTGAAGTGATGCCTCTGTTTATCATGCTTTTTCATATTGCATGCATGGTAACATTTGCGTCTCATGAAAAAGAAATGTGCGTATGGTTTAAGGAGAATTGGGTATCGGCAGCATTTATCTATTTTTCCGTTTACATCCATCCGCTTGTACTTATAATTGCGAGCAGATTCTTTTGGCTCTGCTACAGATGGCGTATTCCGATGATCATCTACCTATTTGGGATAAATGCTATTCATATCGTATACTGGAATGTTTTTACCACCAACGAAATGGTGGAAGCTAATGCTGTAATACTTGTAATGACCATTATATTTTATGTATATGGTTTTGCCGATAAGTATTTCTCAGGCAAGGGCTGTCAAAGTTTAATCTCTAGATTATAATGATATGGGAAAGTTATTTGGTTATCACACCTTGGGAGTGTTATTAAAATCGTTATCGGATTCTTGTTTTCGAGCAGACGAGCAAGAGAAGAGAGGGGAGAAGGTAACTGCTTGCGGAATGAGTAGCGATGAGATAGAAGACCTTTGTGAGAACTATCTGCCGTATGCTCTCAACCCGATGCTATCTACCGAGGAAGTCAAGGAGAAATTGCACGTTTCTGACGCAACATTGAACAGAATGGTAGCGAGGGGCGAAATTCCGAACGGCGAGTGCAAGAAGCGTGGTCACACACGTTATTGGAAGAAGTGGGATATTCTGCACTACATTAAAAAGAAAAGAAAATAATAGTTGAACATGTAAGTGTTCCTTACAAGTTGAGTAAGAGAGGTAAGTGATTGCCTCTCTTTTTTTGTTATTTATGATATTACCTCCTATCACCTTAAATCACTGATAATCAAGCAATAAAAGAAAGTGTAATAGAGTTATATTTGCTCTCCCCTTTTCTTCGTACCTTTGCATCCGTAACGTTACAATAGTGTTAGTTAATATTAAGGATAACTTAAAAAGATTGTAAAAATGGAGATGACAGATGCAAAGGTCGTAGAGAAGAAAATCTACGAAGAGGGAAAGAAGCACGATGAGTATGCTTCTAAGGCAACAGGAAATGCTGGTCTTACCCTTGGTATCATTGGCACGGCACTCGGTGCTGGTGCTTGGTTATTTGGAGGTAATCGCAGTGTGTTTGGTTCACTCGGCGGCAATATGCCTGAGAACGTTAACATCAACGCTTACGGTTATGGCGCAAATGCGAATGCTAATCAGCCAACTGCCTTGCAGGTAATGGAGAAGGAATGCGCTGATGAGGTTAAGCTGCTTACCGACATGTTCGGTTTGAAGCTCGACACCGCTAACAAGTTCTACGCTATGCGTGAAACTGACATCGCAGAGAAGTTCTCTATGTATAAGGGTGCTAACGATGCTATCAACGCTGAGAACCGCCGTGCAATGCAGGCTGAGTTCGGTCTTTACAAGTCTCAGATTGATGCAGACTTTGGTTTGTACAAGAATCAGAGAGACCAGTATGACGCACTACAGGCTAAGTATAGCGACCTCGACAAGAAGGTAGCCGTGATGGAAGCCCTCACTCCTTACAAGGAGAAGCTTATGATGGCTTACGTTAACGAAAAGACCTGCAATTGCTTGCGTGGTCAGTTGGTACTCCCATCTACGCCAGTAATTTCGGGCTACGGCAGCTATTGCTGTAACAGCACTGCTCCTTCCACGCCCACTACAGGAGCGTAACAGAGCAAGAAAGTCCGTAAAAAAGACTAAGAAAAAATGAGTTGGTGAGGGGTGTTTGCCCTCGTTGGTGGATGCCCTCTCACCTCTCTATAATATATCACAAACTTAAAGATATTGATTATGATGAATTTCGGAAACAGCCCTTTGCTTGATATGGGCACAAGTCAGCAACAGCCGCAAATGATGGATGCTGAGCTACAGAAGATGTATGAGGCAATACAACAGAAGCGAGCATCTATCAATATGCAGACGCAGGTATCTTCTACTCCACTCTTCGATGAGATAGATAAGATAGAGGATAGTTTTACAGATACTCAGAAGCAGTTCTTGATACAAAACCAAGAATACGTGGAGAGTTTGCAGTACGTATCTAAGCTTGTGCAAGATGAGGAACTACGCATTATCCGACCTCGTATAGAGCAGACAGAGCAAGGCAAGGAGGCTTTGAAGCATCACCTATCCATCGTAACAAAGCTAAAGAAGGAGATGGCTAAGGAGGAGGAACAGAAGCGAGCCTTGCTTGATGACTACCTCACCAATTATCCAGATATGGCATACAAGGATTATCTCGCAATGATTAATGGTCAGAATCAAGCTAAGAAAGGAGGAACTAAGAAATGAATGTAACCGAGCTGAAAGAGAAACTGCTTGAATCGGTTGACGTATGGGCAGACGCAAGGATTGATGATATGGTTAAGGGTAATCCGATGCTCGCCATACCATCAGTGTATATGAAACGTGCGGCGCACAACATCATATCCAAGAATAAGGATAAGTGGGATAAATCGATAGACAACGCTACCCTATTCATTGCCGATGAGAACGGAAATATTGACGCAGATACCATCTTTACCGATGCGATGCAGATGCTTAAAGTGGTCGAAAACTACCACTTTGACTTTGGTATTATTCACGGGCATATTGACAATGGTACAATATCCATCGACCTGCCAGACAATCCGTTTATCGCTATCCTCTTTGGAAGCAAGCGAAGCATCAATTTCACAGAGGAGGACTTTGTAGAGTTGAAAGATTTGATAATAGCTTAAAAAAATATAAGATATGGAAGCAAAAGACATTATGAGTAAGTTTGATGAGCTTTACGGAATGATGGCATCATCAACTAATGTAAAGTATATGCGCACATTCGGAGATACGATGCGCTGCATGATGAAGGATATGGCATCGAAGCACCCAGAGCTTGCGCAAGAGTACGTTGAAAAACTTTGTGCAATTAAGTGGAAGAACTATCTCACTAAGAAGGAGGCTTCAGAGATTGTGAACGGAATGAATCCAGCTGCAACTTGGGATATGCAGACATGGCTCAATGCTATGACTGGTCTCGGACTTGTAACAGAGGAGAAACCTTACTACAATGACTACGCTTTGTACGTTGCCATGAATCAGGTTGTAAGCGACCATGGATGCACCATCGCCAAGATACTCGGAAAGGAAGATGTTAAGGACATTGGCACAGAACATCTGGTTAAGTATGCACACAGCCTTGCTATCGACTTGTTGAAAGACAAGGATGGTGTATACAACATCAGAGAGTATTTTCTGAAGTAACATCAAAAATATACGGTTATGAAAAAGGTATTCGAAGACATTATAGCTAGCAATGACATGCAGGCTATCAAGAACTGCGTCACAATAATGGCTGATTGTTGCGAAGTCGGAATGAACGACAGCGTAATGCTTGATATGATGAAGCAGGTCAAGGGAGAGATTGGCGCGTGTCATTATGACGAAGAAATGGCAGATATGCATCTTTGTCTCATCGGTCAGCTTCATACTAAAGATGTGGCAAAAGACTATTGGCACGAAGTCAAGAACGACAACATTACCATTAATGATTGGTGCGTTTTGTGGGGCGAAATGGTAAAGCGTAACGACGCAAAGATAAAGAAATGGTTTCCGAAGATCAACACGTACAACTACGAGCAAAAGATTTTCGATGAATGTATTTCCTTCCTGGAAAGTGGCAGACTTCCATATTACGACTTGAATGTCTAAAGTTTTTCGTTATTCTGAATGAAGTTTCGGCTTTTTTTGCTATCTTTGCAGAAAGAGACCGAAACTTTATTTTTATTAATTATTCAGGATAACAGATTATGACAAATTTATTAGATTCTTCACAGATTAGGCAGATAGTGGTTACAATTTCCTCTGCTATACTTGCCTTTGCAACGCCAACTGAAGGTTTCGTGCTGGCGCTAGTAATTGCTTTCGGCTTCAATATCTTTTGTGGTATGCGAGCTGATGGCGTTAGTGTTGTACGATGCAAAAACTTTTCGGCATCAAAGTTTGTAAACGCCATTCTTGAAATGTTACTCTATCTTACCATTGACTATGTGATATATGGTATCATGATAGGCTGTAATGACGGAAATGAGGCTTTGTTTGTAATAAAGATGCTTACATACATTTTCTGCTATGTGTATCTATGCAATGCGTTCAAAAACCTCATCAAGGCATACCCTAAGAATGTAGCATTCAGAGTTATTTACTACATTTTGAGATTCGAGTTTGCAAAGGCATTGCCTAGTTATTGGAAACCGATTATTGACAGACTCAATAATGAGTTTGATAAAAAAGAGGAGGAAAACAAAAATGGCAAACAGTAAGATTTTAGAGCCGTTCATCCTAAAGTGGGAAGGTGGCTTCGTTAACGACAAGGATGATTTGGGAGGAGCTACTAATATGGGTGTGACTCTTGCTACGTACCGCTCAGTATTCGGCAGCAAGAAGACGGTTAACGATTTAAAGCGTATGACCCGTGTGCAATGGGGTGTAATCTTCAAGAAGTACTACTGGGATAAGTGGAATGCTGATGATATTAAAGACCAGAACGTAGCCAATATCCTCGTCGACTGGGTATGGGCTAGCGGAGCCTACGGTATCAAGATTCCTCAGAGAGTTCTTGGCGTTGATGTGGATGGTATTGTCGGGCCGAAGACTATCGCAGCTGTCAACGCAAGAGATGGCCGGGATCTGTTTGATACCATCAAGCAGGAACGGAAGGATTTTATTGAACGTATCTGTCAGACAAGACCACAGAACAAAAAGTTCAAGAATGGTTGGCTGAACAGAATTAATTCACTTGATTATGAAACTGATTGATAAAATAACAAGGGTTGTAATTGCCATTGCAGTAGCAATGCTGATTCTATCAATGTTCTGTAGATGTAAGGCGAAAGAACGTGTGATAGAAAAACAGACATACATCACAGATAAACGTAATGAGGCCAAGTGGGATTCACTCTTCAATGCAAGACTTGTCAAGGAGCTGGAATCATACAGAGCATCGCATAAAGAGTCTATGAAGTCAACTACGAAAGAGAAGACACATATCAAGGATAGTACAGCTTCGAAGTACGATGTGAACGGAAACAAAGTCGGCGAAGACAGATTCCACTACGAATATCACGAGATATCACAGGAAGATGTACAGATACTGAGAGATAGTATTTCTAGCCTTAAGGAATACAAGGATAGTGCTGCGATATATCATAGCAAGTGTGACTCCTTAATCTCAGTGATAAGTAAAATATCGAAAGATAAAGTGTATGTCGAGAAACAACTATCAAAGACTGACAGGGCATTTTTGAATATAGGCAAGATAGCTTCAGTTTTCCTTTTTATAGGCATTCTCGCATTTTTAGGTTGGATATACTGGAAATTAAAGCTACACAAACGTTCTTAGTTTTTTCTAATGTTTTTATTTGGTTATTAGTTGATACAAACAAAAAGGGGTGACCGCACGCGATGTGTAGCCACCCCTAAACATATAGATAATGCACAGAAATTATTAATTATTCTTCAGCTCCCTGAAGGAACTTGATACCATACTTCGTCTCGTAGTGTTTCTGCTGATCTTCACTCAGCATCTTGGTTTCGCTGTCATAGAATATGGTAAGCAGCTCTCCGTAATCTTTGTCGTAGAAGTAGTTGTATTTATTGCAGAGATAGTTCCTTGCACAGAGACATCTGCTCGGAATGGTCTTGAACCTGCGTCGTGTCCTCTGTTCAATTCCATTCGCCGCTCTGTATCCATCAAGCCTCAGCGTCTTTTTTAGGGAATCAGAACGTTTAGCTATTACCTCCGGTCTTACTATTGCCTGAGCACATTTCAACCGAAGTCTTTCTTCCGTTTCCTGGGTATGAGTAACGCCAAGTGACTTTGCTATGTTTGTTACACATGACTTTGTTATCCCAAGCTCTTTGGAAATTTCGGAAGAAGAGTAATCCGGATATAGCTTACGGACAGATTCCCTGATCTTCTCTCTTTGCTCTTTTCTTGCGTCCTTGAACGAATCCCCATGCAGCCTATGTAGCCACCAGTAAACAGTCTGTACTGCGCAACCGAAGCTCTTTGCCATTGCGTAAGGAGATTCGTAAGGGTGTTCCTTTATATACGTTTTCTGTTCATCTGTGATATTCATGTATTACTTTTTATCAGAAGAGCCATAGCCGTTATCGCCGCGCTCTGTTTTGTTTAACTCATCCGTCTCTATAAACATGATGTTGTCACTTGTTTCTAGGTGGAATTGCACGATTTTGTCACCAACCTTATATCTTGGCATATTTGGAAACAAGTGATAGAATACGGCAGAAATCTCTCCAGTATATGGGTCATCGACAGTGCCTTCACAGTTACTGAGAATCATACCAGTCTTCCATACGGAAGAACGAGGACGGAACGTAAAGCACCTAGAAATGTCGGCAGGTTTGTTGCGGTTTTCAATCTGTAGCGCAAATCCGAGACCGTATTTCCACACGTTAGGTGCAATCTCTTTCTCTGATACTGCATAGCAGTCATAACAGAAATCATCGTTATGCGCCTTAGATGGCATGATAGCGTTCTCGTTTGTCTTCTTAAACAAGACTGGCACGCCAATAACCTCGGTGAATCTATCAATCTCCACGCCATCAACGTTCACCTTTCCGTAGAACATACCAGCAGGACGAGTCCAAACCTTGTGTTCTCCATAGAGAGCCTGATAAACAACTTCTTTCTCCTGAGTTTCACTATTTGTAACCTCAGTGATAAATCTGTAATAACCTCCTTTGAAATGTCTAAAAATCTTTTCCATTTTAATATTTAAAGTTTAAAATTTAAAATTTATGTTCATCACATACTTGGTCGCAAGATGATTCATGCTCGTTATTACTGCACCATCCTACGCCGTAAACGTCTTCGTTGCCAAACCAATGACAGTTGCCGCAACATCTTTCTTTATACATCTTGCGTTGCTTCCTTTTGGCTTTATCAATCGAAGGAAACAAATACTCTGGGCAAAGGTTATATGCACCATAATCCCAATAATGGATAAGTCCAAATAACAATGAATGTCTCTTATCTACACGATAAGCAAGGATTGGATTATCC